AAGCATATCTCGATCTTGGACGTGAGAAAGGGCAAGTGGGCATCGGATAGGATTGCAGATGAGATGCTTGACGTTCAGTTAGAGTGGAACCCCATTCTTTTCACGGCTGAACAGGGCCATATCAACAAGACCTTGGGACCTTTCCTGAAGCTCATGATGAAGCAAAGGGGCATTACGATCAACCTTGATCCCCGAGTCCCCGTGACCGATAAGGTGTCCCGAGCCCGCACGGTCCAAGGCCTGAGCAAGCAAGGGATGGTCAGTTTGCCGAAGAGAGGTCCCGATCAGCCAGCATGGTTATCTGATGTCCGAATGCAGTTGAGGCGTTTTCCCTACGGGAAAAATAAGGACTTTGTTGATGCCTTAGCATGGATGGGGCAAGCGATTGATGAGGTATTCAAATCCAAGTGGGTTGGGGTAGCGACATGATCAAGACGATATGGGCGGTCATTCGGTGTTACTCGCATTGCCTGTTTGCTCTCCATCGGCCATTCATTCAAGAATACAAGGGGAAGCTCTTCGTTGTGAGCTGTTGGGAGTGTGAGCGTTCGTTCTATGGACCTGATGACGTGGTAAAGAAGCAGATCAGATTGTTCAGGGCTCTTTCCCGAGCCTTTCATAGGTGATACTCGCGTCCCTGCTAATTGGAACTAATATCGACCGATTGAGTCAAATTAACCTTTAGAGGAGGAGCATCATGGATCAAAAAGACCTTCATCATCGTTTCACGTATCATCCACCGACCGGGAATCAGCCTGAGAAGTATGAGCAGATCAGGACGATAGCCCGTAATTTCTCTGATAACCTAAACCTTGCTTGCCCGGACAGCCGGGAAAAGAGTCTTGCGATCACCAAGCTTGAAGAGGCGGTTATGTGGGCAAACGCCGCTATTGCCAGAAATCCGAAGTAATATCCACAACTAAAAATTCGTTGACTTCAGATGATAGCAGATGAGAGGATATGAGAGACTAGGACGGGGGAGTAATCGTGGTTTTTTCACCTGACCGGGTTTCATAGGGTTCCCCCTCAAGTGTCCTTTCCCATGGTATCCCCCGTCCCCTTACTAATCCCTTAAATGGAGGGACCTCGCAATGGAGGAAGCTCAATGGAGCACCGAATTGACCCTTGATGAAGGGTACATGATTGGATCTCTCGCCGCTTGTCGTATCGTCCGAAAATTCCACTACAAACGAAAGAAGAGTCACGGTGGTCATTCCCGGAGAGATAATCGGATCATTTGGGCCGATTCGATCAATGGGTTGATGGGTGAGTATGCCGCGTCAAAGGTCCTTGGCTTGCCTTGGACCCCCGGCGGGCCGATGATTACCCATGGTGATATTGCCGAGGCTATTGAGGTCCGAACCCCGTGGAAACGGAATGGGAACCTCCTCATCTACAAGAGCGATACCTTACAGGTCCCGTTCGTCAAGATGAAGGGTGAGTTCCCGGTCTACCATGCGGTGGGTTGGATCTTGGGTGATGAGGCCCGATGTGATGACTTTTGGTGGAAAGGGGGTGATCCTCCATGTTGGAGCGTACCTGACCGATGCCTGACATCGATGGAACGATTCAAACCTTGGCTTGAAGGACGGTATATATGAGCACGTTGTTGGATCTAGCTTGGCAACATACGATTGGAGCCATCGCCTCTTCATTGGTGGGGTTCCTGACGTTCTTGGTGATTGTTGCCTTTGTTGGCCTCTTAATCCTGATAACCCGATATCGGTCAAAGCCTGAAGGTCCCATGAAACCCATCGACGAAGAGTGAACCGCAAAGAGTATGAAACCCTTACAAACTATCGTGAAAGGAGGAAGTCAATGCGAGCATTGCAAGAGCAAGTAAGAATACAATGTTCAGATGGAAATTGGAATTATGATCCGTACATGCACGGCATGGCTAATGGTTTGATTTGTGCTTTAGCTACCATCGAGGGGAAAGAGCCGAAATATCTCAACCCGCCGGAGAAGTGGCTATGTGATAACGAGGTTGAATGCGGCTGATTCCCACGTGAGCCTGAATATTGCTGGAACCCTTAAAGACTGTGTGAAGCCTTGTCGCGTTGGAACCCATAATAATCATGTGAGCCGTGGCCGTATGAAACCCTGATTATACCTGTGAGCCGAGAGAATTGTGAAATCCTTATGACCGACTGTGAGCCTAAAAACCGTGAACCCCTACGACCTTCAGCGGAGTTTGGTGGAGGTGGACCCCATCCCCCCGTGATGAATCGATGATCCTTGGAACCCGATTAAGCTCAAGTGAGCCTAGCACACCCTGAAACCCTGAGTGGCTTGCGAGTCAACAGTTGATGAAGCCCATTAATACGGTATGAAGTTTGGACTCAATGAATCCCTACCATCATGTATGAAGCCATAGTTATCTTGGACCCCAATCCTAACAAGTGAGTCTAATGGAGATCGTGAAACCCTAACAATATTACGCCTTTGAGCAAGGAGGACAGAGATGAAGCATCAACTAGACCCCGATATGATGGCCAAAGAAGAAAAGCGTCCCGAGATGCCAGATAACGCCGGGATGGCTAAGGACCCTTATCGTATGCCTGTTACAAGCGTTAATGAAGCAATTCTCAGGAACATGGAGGGCATGAGATCCCTCATGGAAGAGATGGTTCAGCTAACCCGTGAGATGGCGGGCCATGAGGTCAGGATCTTCCCCCCTGCCATGGATGAGAAATATACCGGGGAGGTCTACAAGCGGGACAACGGGGAAGAGGTCCCGGAGAGTGAGTGGGTGATCTTCCGCGTGACCGATCATCTCCTTCCGAACGTGCTCAGGGCCTATATGGACCTTTGCAAGTCGGTGGGATGTAGTGAGAGGCACATCAACGGCATTGGTGGGCTTCTTCAGCGGGTGGAGCATTGGCAAGCTACCCATCCCCATCGGGTACACATGCCGGATTAGCCATTACGAATTGAAACCCTTGCAATCATAGGTGATCAATGTACGCTCATCAGGTTATGGAGTGGCTCGACAATCAAGCGGTGCATCCGGGGCAAATGCCGGATAACTACCGGAGAGACTTGAAATTTCTACGGGAGGCTATTCGCAAGGCCGTCAAGTATCATATGGGATTCATCGGTGATTTCTATGATATTTTCAAGCATAGAGTCCTTGGTGAGCCGCTCTTTACTGATGACGTGGTTTGCATCCCCCCTTACAATTCGATTTGGGTGGATTGGAAAACCTCCAAGAGTGCGGGGATCAAGAGGCAAGCGATATTGTGTCATCACTTCAACGATCATAGCCATCCCCATAGGCGACTTGATTTCACCCCGTTCACGTATCAAAACCATAATGGATGGGATTGGACTTACATTCCGATCATAGCTCATGTGGATTTCGACAAGAAAGGGGAGTCAGAGAGATCTGTCAGCTATAGTTCATCTCTTACCCCTGAGGAGTGGGATCAGTACGGGAACCCCGATAAGAATGATAAGAAAGACCGCGGCCAAACAGGGGCCATCAGGCATATGGCGGTTCATATGACGGCCATGGATATGCTGTTTTCTTTCCTGAATTGTAAAAACGTCAAGACAATTCCCGTTGATCCTGATAAGAAGCTATTGAAGAAGAGGGCCAAGAGAAACAAGCTCCCCATTCTGAGATATCACGTCCTGAAGGTCACGGGAGTCAAGATCAAGCAGGATGGGACGATTGGACGGGGCAATCGAGATCTTCCCCTTCATACGGTATGCGGTCACATCAAGGACTATACCGATAAGGGCCTATTCGGTAAGATCAAGGGGCGGTTCTTCTTTGCCGCTCATCTCAGGGGCTCAGCCGATCACGGTATGGTGATGAAGGATTACGAAACAGTACCGGAGGAAAGACATGAACAGACGATCATTTGTTAAGGCAATCATAGCGGTTGGAGCCTCTACCATAGTGAAACCCGCTCTTTCTCTGCTCCCCAAGGCTAAAGCCGTGAGTTCTCCGGCGAGTTCTCCAATTGGAGATTTGGAGATCCCCAAAAATGCCTTTGTAACGTCCGAGCAGATCAAGGCCATAAGGAGGTTGCTTGCTCGTGGCGAAGTGGCCTTTAATTGGCCTCGGGTCCATGGGAAGGCCTCGGTGGTCGATGATATGTATCGACAAAACAGGCCGATAGGGCATTTCAAACACCTTGAGCTTCCAAAGGCTAAGACGGTGAGTTTCAGGCGATATGAGGAGCTTCCCACGGTGCCTGAGCCCTTAGCTGAGGGGATGATCCCGAGTGGTGAGCGATTGGCCTATGCAGAGTTTGTCCCTTGGGATCATTACTATAATGCCGCGAAGTTAAACGAGGAATGGTTGAAGAGGTTTGAGGTTGCTTCAACCGCTTCTGAGGTCCCTCTTATCCAGCAACAGGACCTCAATAAAATGGCTAAGCGTTTGGGCGAGAACGTTGCCCGAGTGAAGGAAAGCCTTATCAAGGCATTGATCAAATCAGCAGTCAGGTGATAGCGGAACCCTAGTGAGTATCTATGTTAAAAAGCGATTAACAATGTTAATTTTGAGGTAACACCATGAAGATAACAAGACGCGGATTCCTGAAGCTGTTAGGCGTTGGTGGTCCGGGATTAGCGGCGACCGCTACGGCTAAGATGAACCCCGTCAAAGGCCTTGAGGCCCTATTTCGGAACCTTCCCCAAGCAAAAGGGATTAGGGATGGGCAAGTCATCCTTGGATTTGATCCTAAGGTGATGTATGGTGATTGGATGAAGTCCGGGATTATCGTAAAACCGGAGATGTATGGAGTCTATGGGCCGTGGCGACCGTCCCCGAAACCGGGAAAGAAGCCGGGAGATTTGGGGTATTATGACTTGAGCCAAGTCCCTGATGAAACGATGAGGAAGGTACGGAAGAGCATTGAAACCTTTATCCCGAGGAAATGGCGACCCCATGTAGTCATTGACCTTTCGGCTTCGGGTGATATCATTTGGTGGAGGTATCTTCCACCGGGGATGAGTCCGATCAGGAACCAGAAGCCCCCGGTTGATACGTTCTTCCCCGAGAAGAGGAAGTCAAAGTTGACCGGAAAGCCCTTGAGAGAGGGTGAGCGTATCTCGTATTGGGATGATTGAGCCATTTGAAAGTAGGAACCCAAGATAGATTTTGTGAGCCTAATGACTGCTGGAGCCCTAGATAGTGTGTGAAATCAAAACTTTGGAGGTATGAAATGAAGAGAATGAATTTGAGAGATTGGATTGCTTTCGTTTGTGTCGTCATTATCCTTGCGTTTGTCCTTACGCCGATGTTTGCAAATGCTCAAAACAAGGTCTATCAAGCGGATCTTCACTTGATGTGGGAACATTCCGAGCATCCTTCCAACATGGCCGGGGGTGGATATCGGATCTATTGGGGTCCCGATGAGGGTGGACCGTGGCCTCAGTCTAAGGATATCGACTTTGCAACTGTGGCCCCCGGTACGCCTTTGCCGAGTGGAGTGACGACCTATGAGGTCCCTCAGATCTTGATCCCGATTGACAATCCTCAGGCCTTATCAGCGGTCACGCGGTACATAGTCATGACGGCTTGGAATCAGGGAGGAGATGAATCAGATCCATCGAATGAAGTCACGGTTCCCATGAAATTCAAGCTTGCGGGGGTCAATGCTTTGAAGATCATCTTCAAGGCACTCATTGAAATCACGATTCCATGACCCGAAAAGCAAAGCCCCAAAAAGGAAGGAAGGTCGATTTTTGGTCCTTTTGTACGGGGGCAGGAATGGGAATCTTCCTTGGACTACTCGCGGGTCAAGCCATCTATCAACCGGACACACCAAGGCCCGAGAGTTTTCGACCTGTCCAAGTGATGAGGCCTCTCCCTGATGGGAAATTTCAGGAAGGGCGAATGGGTCCGAATGGACGATTCATACCCGTTGGACCTCCAAGGGAGTTGACAGAGAAAGAAAAGGCCATGGTCCCGGCTGAATTGAGGTAAGGCATGATCAAGCCCCCCGCAATGGTTAAGGCCTACCCTGAGAGGAAATTCCATCGATTCTTCTTCGATGAAGGTCCCCCATGTGACTTCTATGTGAGAGGGGCTATTGCTTGGCCTTGGATAGGTCAATTAGGCTTTGGAGTCCTAGGGGCTCAAGAGATCAATACGAAGATCGTCTATGTCTTTGAAGAATATGAGTTTCTCCACATTGACCCCGTTTTCGACCCTGACACAACTAAATACGTTGGATTGGCCGACTTCCTCAATAGGATGGCCTCAAAGTATCAGGCAACCGAGTATTTCTGGAATGACCGCCCTGACCTCCACGATTATTATCACAAGCTTGTCATCAGATCCCCCCAAGTGAACGTTCAGCCCGCCATGATCAAAGCCCATTACGACAAGGATGAGGTTGCAGATGGGATTCTCCATGCTCATGTTGACCGGAAAACGGTTAGGGTATCATTGCAATCTCAGGTGTTACAGCATTTGCAAGGGGGTGATCCCGATCAATTCAGGGGATATCATGCTTTGAGGGTCCTTTTGATGGGGTTCACTAATTTTCCATGGAGGGACCCCGGACCACCGACCGAGGACGTGGTTGAGATTTGGGACCCCACTCCTCGTATTTGGTCGAAATGGAGCAGATGAAAGGAGGTGATGGCAGATGCCTTGCGGATCAAAGAAGGGTAAGAAGAGAGGGGGCCGGAAAGGCCGTTAAGAAAACTATTGACTTTTCAGCGAAATTGTGCTTTAACCCCCGGCAATGATCAGGGGGATAAAAAGAGTTGAACTCACGATTGTCTGTGAGAGGTGCGGGAGGAAGGCTCAAGTTGAATCATTAGATGATACGGTTTGCCTGTCCTGCCTAGCGTTTGCCGATAGGAGAAAGAAGGTTGGAAAAGTCATCTCCCGAGTTGTCTCTGACGCGGCAAAAGGAAAGTTTTCTCCAAAGGTTACGCCGTGACCATGGCATAACTCCCACCGTTTGCATCGAAAAATACCCCGGAACAAACAGGCCTTGCTTACACGCTTTCATTCGGAAGGATGGAGGCGTTCATCATTTTAGGAGGATGATCCATGAAGCTGATCTCACTTAGAATACCCAAGAAGAAAAAGAAAGACATGCCTGAGGCCGTAACCGCCTATGAGGGTGATCGGTATCCATGGGGGCTCAGGATCAGCATGAACAAGGATGAGATCAAGAAGCTCAATGCTTCAGGCCTGAACGCCGGGGATATGGTCAAGATCGTAGCGACCGGGAAGGTTATCGAAAAGCGGGTGAGTGATGAGGTTCCCGATAAACGGAGCGAGCACATCTCGATTCAAATCCAGACGATGGGGTTCACGAACAAATCTGACTTTGCCGGGGCTTTCAAAGAAGCATCCAAGTAAATGCTAAACCTCAGAAGAAAAGTTCAATCTATGGCCGATTTTGATCCTGAAGGGTCAGGCTATGATTACAAGACCGCTATCAAAGATCGCGTTCTCCCTAAGAGGGGCCATTGGTCGAGCAGAAACCCGAAAACGGGGCAAATATTGAAAGGCCGGAAACACCGGACCCATAAGAAAACGGTCAAGGGTGAGAAGAAGGCCGGATATCGAATCATCAAGGGAAAGGACGGGAAATATTATTCAGTACCCCGAGGGAGGTATGACTAATGGCAAGATCAAGGCTTATGCAATCAGTTGAGAGAGAAGCTCAGGCTATGGACCGAAGGACGGTCAGGCCTGTCAGGCGTTCAGCCTTACATCGTGGGGTCAGCAATGTCAGGGACTATTGGAAAACCAAGGTCCAGACGATGGCCTCTAAACGCCGTGGGCGAAAGATGAGATCGGCCCTGAAGGAAAAGAAACGGTATCAGCGTTCTTTTGGGCGGGCTATGGGTGAGCGGGCTAAGTACATCCAGAGAATGAATAAATATGGTCGAACCCAAGGGGCCGGATTGAAGGAGTTCGGTGAGGCCCTGTTTAGCCCTGAAGAGAGGGCAAGGCGTCAACAAATCAACCGTCAACGTAGAGGCTTCACCCGAAGAAGGGAAGTCCGAAGATAGGAGAAAAATGAACGGAATATATCTACCAGACTCAGAGATCCTAGAGATCCGGGAAGAGGCTCAGACCTTGCTAGGGATCATTCAAAAGTTCGTTTGGGAGGTTCAGGCAGAACTAAACCTAGACTCTTCTGAATTAGAATCCCTGTTTACTTTCATGGGTGACATGGGTTGGGGGAATAAACCTAACACCATGATTGAATTAACCAATTTATTGCGAAAGTTTGCAGAAGCAAGGAGGTTGACTGATGGGCCTGTCAATGACCGAGAAGGCAAGAGTGATGAAGGTGATCAACCAAGAGATTCCGGCACTTAAGGCGTTGGTAACGTCAGAGATTGCGGCTTTGAATGCCAAGATCGATGCATTAACCCCGCCGGAACCGAAGTCGAAGAAGAAGGGAAATTCCAAGAAAAAGGGTTAAGCCATGGCCGATGATCCCAAATCCGGCCTTGAGCAATTCTTGGCCAAACGCATAGAGGATGCCGCTGAAGAGCGAAAGCGTTTCCTTGAGTTGAAGTGGAAGGCCAACCTCAATGCCGTCACCAATCAGGATTCCCGCGTGACTCGTTGGAAATCCAAGGAGGGTGATGAGGAGTGGCAATCGACCACGTATATCGGATTGACCAAGGCCAAGGTTTGGACCCTTTACGCTATTATCTTGGATACGGCCCTTCAGCGGGGTCAGGTTCCATTCATCCTTAAGCCGAGCCCTCATGAGAGGGAGCCATTGGGTGAGGCTGAGATCTCATCCCGTGACAAGAACATGAACAAAATGGGGGATAAGATCAGGGAACAATTCGCAGATCGCCACTCTGATCGGGAATATATGAACAAGTTCCTATCCCTTGCCTATTACGGCATGACCTTTAGCAAATTCAACGTTGCCCCCGTTACCCGCCGAGGTTTTTCCCCTACCAATTACGCCGAACCCGGATTGCCCGAGGCTGAGGCTCAGGAATTCACACGTCATGAATATTACGAATATGAGGAACAGGTCCCCGGCTTTGAGTATCGCTCAGTTTGGGATATATGGTGGGATTTTGAGGCCGATAAATTTGAAGAGGGATGGGGTGTCATCGAAAGAGAGATGCTTTCCCTTTTTGAGTTGAATGCCAAGAAGGGAACGGTTGGGTATCTCGATGATCGCGTTGACGTTGTAATCAAAGAGCGTAAAGATAACAAGCTTTCAGATGAGGATTCTTTGAGGCCGGGATTAAGACACATCAAGACCCGGACCAAGGATATTGATGCTCGGGAGTATTGGGGCCGAGCCCCCGTTCAATTGGTTGAGGACTTTGAGAAACACGATATCGGGAAGAAGGGTGGGGGTGAATCTCAGATATCCTTAGAGGAATGGAACGAATCGGACGAAACCGGGGATGAGGTTGAGATCATTGCAACGATGATCAACGGGAAATGTGTCCGATTCCTGAGAAGCCCTGACGGGTATCGACCTTATAAGAAATGTGTCCTTGAGAGTGAACTCGATTCGACAACAGGGACCGGGGTTGCTGATAACCTTGAGGACGTTCAGTATTCCTTGAATGGGATGGTTAGGGCCTTTGAGGATAACAAGAAACTTTCAGCCAACGTAATAACAGCCGTCAAGAAACGTTACTTTGCAAACCCAAAGCAGGGTGAGAAACTCCATCCGGGGATGCAAGTCGATATCTCCGATGAGTGTCCCGATGTACGTCACGCCATCTTGCCTATCGTCATTCCCGATGTCGGTGAAACGCTGATCTCCGGGATTGAACGAATGGAACGATGGGGTGACACCGTTTCTCTCCTTCCGAACATCCTTCAAGGTTTCGTATTGCCCAAGCATACCCCGGACACGGCTTTTGAGATGAATCAACTCCAAGAGAATGCCGGGAAATATGTGGGTCAATGCATGAGGAACATTGATGAGATGCTCATTGAGCCCGAGGTATGGGATATCTATGTTTACAACATGAGAGATCCCAACCGTGACGAGGAAGGAAACGTTCTCGACCAAACCCTAGAAGAGGCCAAGGGAAACTATGTGCCTCATGCCCAAGGATTCACGGGCTTTCAGAATAAGGTGATCCGAGGTCAGAAGATCAAGGAGATCCTTGCAATGGTGCTATCAGCCGAGCAATTGGCCATCGAAGCCAAGGTTAGGCCGCACCTTGAGGTAATCTATCGGTCTTATGACGCTGATCCTGATGAGTTCCTGAAATCGCCTGAGGAGAAAGAGCAAGAGCTTCAGGATGAGGCGACACGTCAGGAAAAGGCAAAACAAGAGGCCATCCTTGCCCTGAAGGCCGAGAAAGACCTTGAAGACGCTAACGCTGAGAAGGACTTTCAACGGGACGTAATCAAGGAAGGAGTGAAGGCGGCGGTTAATCAATGATTGAAATAACTGAAGACATCCTTGAGGGCCTGAAAGAGCGGATTGACCAAGAGGTTGAGAAGCTTTTGAAGGCTTTTCATGGAAGGCACAAGATCAAACAGGCCTATGATGAGTGGGTCAAGTCCTTGGATCGGGGGCTTTATCCTGATGATCCTGATGCCCTCTTCAGTTTGTTCTATCTTGACAAGGCCATCCTTCATGTGAGAAAAGGGGAAAACCCCTTATTTATCAAATTCATAGAGCCCCAAGGAGGGAACTTAGATGCCGAAGAAGCCTGAGAGCAAAAGCCTAGGAGAAGTTTACAAGGGAAAGGTTGTTCACATCGTTGGTGCGGGTGCAAGTGATTACATGGGAAGGATCGATGATTCCCCTCATCCTCTCGGGTGGGGATGGGTCAGAATCTTAGATCCCTGCATCGTTAGGATCAGGGTTGCGAATCAGACGGTTGAAACCGGAGTTTCCCGTCTTGGAGGGCCTGAGCAAGCTTACGAGATGAGCGTTGACGTTTTCATTGGGGACCTGAGCATTGAAATCAGGACCTTGCGTGAAGGTGGGGAGCTTATGGCTTCATATGAGCGTCAACTTGCAAACGTCACGAAGAGGATTGTCTCTCCGAGTTCTAGGGACGTTGCAAACATCTCCGCTCAAAAGAAGTTCTTGCAGTAATGCCCTTAGATGCCCAAGACATAGCTACAATAGCAACCCTTCCCCGTTCCGAGTATTGGAGGTCATTAAGGAAATGGCTTGACGACGAAAAGGCCACGGTCAGAAACAAGATCAGGAACAACCCTCAGGTGAATGACAAGGATTTTCGTCAGGATATAAAGTGGTTACTCTCACGGGAAGCTTTGATTGATGAGTTGATTGAGCTTCCAAACAAGATCAGGGAAAGGGAGGAATAAGAAAATGAACAAACGATTTGCAATTGTAGCGTTGACGGCATTGATGGTTTTCGTTTTTGCGGGAATGGCCTTGGCTGACCCTTTCACCGGAAGGCCTCACACTTGGAGAGGTGAGCAGATTTACCGGGGAGAGATGAAGTTCAGGGGTGATAACGCGGATCTCACTTTGGAATCCGGGTCCGAGATTACCCTGACCACGGCTCCCCGATATACGACCACAACCCTTACTTGGACTGCTGGCACGGGATACACGGTTCCCTCGACCGTAAAAACCGGGGCCGTCTATCAATTCGATATCTCTTCGGCCACAAGTTCAAGTGCCGGGGGCGATAATGGCATCATGGATGTCGGCACGGCAGGGGTGACAATTCATATTCCCACCCCAACCGCAGTTAATCATGATACGATCTTCGGGCTTCAGAAGATCGACTCCGGGACAACGGACGCTATTCTCTACTGTGCGGGCCTTCCGATCTTTTGGGCTTCGTCCGGTACAACCAATGTGAGCAAGGAAATGGATGCCCAAGGGGATATCGTTTGGTTGCAACTTAATTACAATGGTGCGGTTAGTGTCTTTGCGGTCAACGAGTATATGCATTAATCCTTAGAGTTCTGAAATCCTAAATACATATGTGAATTGGAGGAGTTGAGATGGTCGATGAGAGTCAGGCCCTAGAGGCAACGGAAACCGAATCAGAAGATGTGAGCTTAGACGAAGGCGAATCCGTCTTTGATGATGCTTTCGATGAGGCCATAGGCGACAAACCCGATGAAGGATCTTCCGAAGAGAAATCCGAGGAGGATGAAGGGGATAAGGACAAATCCGAGGCCGAGGGTGAAGCTGAATCCGATGAGGCTGAGGCTGAGGATGAGTCTGAGGAGGACAAAGACGAATCTGAAGAAGATGAGGAGAAAGGTCAGGAAGATGAAGACGACAAGGACAAGGATGAGGGTGACGAAGATCTGACCCCGGCTCAGAAGCGGGGAAAGATCCTGATCGAGTCCGAAAAAGGTGGGGTAGGCGATGAAGAAGGGGATGAGGACCTTGAGGATGAGGGTTATTCCCCCGATGAAGGCCAACCACCCCCGATTGAAGCCATTGATGATCGAGTTGCCGGGGCTTATATCGGGATGCTTGATGTCGGAAAGCTTCCTGAGTCCCTTAAGGTTGGGGATGAAGTGATCAACCTTAAGGCGTATTATGAGGACAATCCTGAAGTTCCTGTCATTACAACGTTGATGGCCCGTCAGATCATTGGTCGGTTGGTTGATTCCGGTGTCCTGATGACGGGTGACGATGCCGCTGAAATGATGGAGGAAGTTTCTGATCGTGTCTATCGGTTAAGACTTACTCAAGAATGGCCGGATACCAATATGGAAGAGGTCATTGACAGTAAGGAATTTATCGATTGGGTACAAAACGAAGCTCCCGAGGAAACTCAGGCTCTTTTCAGATCCGATGACCCTGAGGATCATGTCTTAGGGTTCCGGGAGTATTTTGATAATTCCCCGGCCAAGAAAGGATCGAAAGAGAAGGCCTCAAAGGCTGATGCTCAGGCCCGCAAGAGCAAGGCTGAGTTTGATGCCGTACACACTTCATCGGCTAGAAGGACCTCTAAGAAGGGTGGAGGAACCCCGGCGGTCGAGGAAGATTATGCTTCCGCTTTTTCGGACGCCGCTGATGCCGTGGAGAAGGAAGGGGTATGAACCCTGATTCACCAACCGCTAAATTTGATGGAGAGTGGCCTGATATAGATGTCAACTATGACGTTGAAATCAGGTGTCCAGAGTGCGGGAAGCTCATAGGCAAAGGAGAATATTCCGAGTCAGGTCAGGAATTCCGTTGCCCTAAGTGCTTTCACATTTTTGCAGTTAAAAAAGCTAATTGATCAAACGTTACGTTTGACCATGCCCGAGGCCCTGAGAGGCCCTTTTGGTCGGTAACATGATCCAGAAGGAGATCTCTCATGGGAGAAACCATTAATACCTACGGGGACATTTCCCCGAGAACAGCGGCTTATGCGGCGGCTCGGTTGCTCATGCGGGGACAGCATGACATGATCACCGAGCGTTTTGGGCAATCCCGCCCGATTCCGAAACGTCACACGAAGAGCATCAAGTTTCGGAGATACGAGTCTCTCCCCCGTGCCACGGCCCCCTTGGCCGAAGGCATCCCGCCCAAAGGTCGGAAGCTCACCTATACCGATGTCACCGCGACACTTGAGCAGTACGGTGATTTCGTTGAGCTTACCGATGTCATCAAGGACACTCACGAAGACGATGTATTCAAGGAGTCGTTTGACCTCTGCGGGGAGCAAGCGGCTGAAACGGTTGAGGTTGTCCGTATTGCGGTAATGAAAGCGGGAACCAACGTCTTTTATGCCAACAATGCCGGATCTCGATCAGCTATTAATTCTCCGGGTGTCCGGGGTGACTTCCGAAGGATTTATCGTTCCTTCCGAAGGAACAAGGCCCGTCAGATATCCAAGATGGTCCGAGCTTCCGCGAAGATCTCCACCGAGCCCGTGAATGCGGCCTTCTTCGTATTGGGTCACACCGATTGTGATTCCGATATCCGAGGACTTGAAGGGTTCGTTCCGGTCGAGCAGTATTCCGATTCGACCAAGGCCCTTCCCACCGAAATCGGGAAGATGGATCAGTTCCGTTTTTGCCTGACGGCCCTGTTTGAGCCTTGGGAAGCGGCGGGTACGGCTGGTCAAACCTATCTGAGTGGTGGGGAGATTGTCACGTCCGACACGGCGGCTGATGTCTATCCGCTGATTGTCCTTGCAAAGAATGCCTATGGCATCGTTCCCTTGCAGGGTCAGAACGCCGTGAAACCCGCCGTGAGGAACCCCGATCAGCCTGCCGTGGGTGATGAGCTTGGGCAAAAGGGATTCGTTTCGTGGAAAATGTACCAAACAGCCGTAATCTTGAATCAATTGTGGATGGCCCGCCTTGAGGTGGCCGCTACAGCCGTCCCGAGTTAATCAATAGCCTATCCAACGGGGCCGGGGGGTGAGGCCCGAAAAGCTGATCCCCCCGAATATCAACTTAACGAAGTTGCTTGGCCGATGGGTTGAGCAAAGGAGAATGGTCATGCGTAGAGTAGCAGGAACGTGGAACGGAACCGCCGCCGATGTCTATCTTTGCATCGGATTTGTCCCGGATTGGGTCAAGATCGTCAACATTGAAGGAACCGCCCAAGAGCAAATCGAATGGTCCCGAATGATGCTTCGTTCCGATGGAACGATGATCGAAGGTGTCCAGACGACCGGGGATTATGTTGCTACCGAATTGACAGCCGGGAACGGAATCTTGCCGTATTACGGTGGGGATCTTTTGACCTCTTCAAACCAAACCTCGACTACATACGGGGAGGGAGTCTATCTCGGTTGGGATAACAAGGATTACCGTTATCTCACGAATTCGGCACTCGGGATTGTGGGTGATGCCGCCGATGCCGATATCACCACTTGGACCCTTGGGAGTTCGGCCAATAGGACCGGGAATTTCAACTCCGATGTGACCGGAACTTATATCGGGCCGGGGTCGAAGATCCTGATCCAAAGGCCTCAGGGTGCGGCAAACAGCGGGGAAGTCGAGGAACATGCCATTAACACCCTAGCGGCGGGTGCGGGAGTGTCGGCCAATGAGGTGACTCTTTCGGCCTCGATGGCTTCCGGTAACGTTCGTTTCATTGGTGGGAAATATTCCATGGCTCCCATTGCCTTGAACAAGACCACCTTGGACGGTTTCCGAGTTTCCAACACAACTGTCAACGTAAACGATGAGATCATCATGTTTGAGGCCGGAACTTACAACTAAACCTTTTTGAATGATTCCGGGGACGGGGGAGAAATTCCCCCTCCCCTTTTGAGGAGAGAAGCTATGACGACCGAAAACTTACCCTTAGAGGTCATGGAATTCATTGAGGCTTTTGCCTCGATTCAAAATGAGGCTGTTCTTAGGCAGTTTGAGCATACCAATCGTGGCAGGATTCAGGATCTCCCGTCATGTTGGATGAAATGGAATGAAACGTGGCAAAGGGTGACAGGAACCCCGTATTTCAAGGCGATCACCGAGACTCCAATAAAATCTAGCCTTGCCGGGGGTAGCCGAGTTGATCCGAAGTCCCGAAATTATAAAACCCTTATTAGATTCAAGCAGATCGATTGGAATAAAACCCTTGAGCAGTACGGGAGAAGGAAGAAGGGGATTGTCTATGCCCTCAGGGGCATACCCGTTGAAGACGACCAATACCGTTCGATCATCCACAAAACATCCCAAAACCAGTTGATCAAGCTGGTTGGTGAGGAAATATCGGAAAGGATCATCGAAGATTCTAAGGGAACCAATTTCCAAGGGTCAATAACCCACCTAGGCAAAGGGAAGGATAAGACTCCGTTGGATATTGAGGTTGAATGTTGGGGATATTGGGAGGTTCTATTTGCTCCCGCCTCGGGCAAGGATGACTTCAGAGAGGTTGTCCTTCAATGGGAAGGGCAATGCCTTCAGATCCAAAGGAACGTCCCGGTTATCCTCCCCGGCTATTACCTAGAGGTGAATGATAATGCCACTTATCCCGTTTACACGCAAACTCCCGAGCAATCCCGAAAGATCACCGGATACGTCCAGTTTTTCCCTTGCACGGTCATGAGAGAGGCGACTGAGAAGGAATACTTCATTATGAAGAAGCAAGGGGACAGGATCACTCGGGAAGCCCGAAGGAGGGAAGAAGAGGCGGCATAAATGAGCCAAACACCAATATCAAACAAAGCCTTGATTCAGAATTGCAAGGACTTTGTTCAGGATGATCCAACGGGCCAAACTCTTGAGCCCATGATCAAGGTTGCCCTCAAGACTGCGATTCGTGAGATCAACGAAATCGATGAGCAAGAGCCCCTTGGATGGAACCGCCAATCTTATGATGAGCTTTTTACGAAGGCTTATTGTGAGATTTCCGCTATCACGGCGGCGGCTCCCGGAGTCATTACCGCTGAATCAGTCCATGAGGATCTTGAGGATGAGCACGGCCTTGTAAGTGGGGAAATTGTTTGGATTGATGGAATCTACGGGATGGATCGTCTAAACCGCCGCTTATATCGGGTGGTAAAAGTTGACGACGATCAGTTCTCATTGCTTCAATTGGATGGGACAAATGCAATAAACACTGATGGATATGATGCTTATACATCCGGTGGGCATGTTTATTCATGCGGCATGGTCTTAACGGCTTCCGATATAGAGCCTGATACCGGGGACGCTGAGGACAGGTGGAAAATCAAGAGGGTGTTTGATATCCAGTTCGATGGATATCCTGCTGATCCGATCACCGATGGAGAGGTCAAGGGGGATCAGAAATGGCTCAGGCCGGGAGGTAGGCCAAAGCGTTGGCAATATAAGCGGTTTTCCAATGCGGGCCTTGACGCCGGATTTGAGCACATCATTATGTGGTATCCTCCATGTAATGATCGATATAATGTTTCAATCGATATCGAGAAGGCATACCCGGATATTGCAAGCTGGACTTCAGGCAAATACCCGAATCTTCCTCCCGAGGTCCATGATTGCATATGGCATCGGGCTCTTCACACCTTGGCCACGAATGCCGAAAAGGCAAAGCGTGAGTCAGGTGATAGAATGATGGGTAAGATTGAAGTCCTCTATAAGGCCCATTGGGCTGAGCAAGTCATCAAGGATGACAGGTTCATTAAGAACTTCAGTCGTCAGTTAATTGGGGATCAGCCTAGGTCATCCTCGGGGTGGTCAGCTTAGTCCCGTCCCTAAAACTCTTGACTGAGATTTAGGAGTATGATATGAAAGCCCTCATCTCTTCGTTTTGTGTCCTCCTTATCATGCTTGGGGGCCTCGATCTTGCCTTCGGCGGCTCCCAAGCCACCTCCTCTTTAACAGCCGCGACAATTGAAACCCGAGCAAGACGTGACCTCGATGAGGATACGGCCCAATATTGGAATCAGGATGACATGATCCAATGGATTGATGAGGCCGTTAGGGAGATCGTTTATACCACCAAATGTCTTGAATCCGGGACCTCTCTTATCGTTATCAAAGATAGCGTTTTCACTTATGATATTACCGGGAATTGGCTAACCGTTGAGACTGTCACTTATGATAGCGGGGTTACTGATGACCGGGATTATCTCTTCACCCTCAAAAGAATCAATCTGAGATCCCTCGGGCATAGCAAGGAAACGGGAAACCCGAAATACTTTGCTGTTTGGAATGATGATCTCATCATTGAGCCCGTCCCCGGAGCAGATCAATCAGGAACGACTCTCTATCTTTATCGAACCGATCTTCCTTCGGGCGTAACCCTCATCACAAGCCCAATCGAAACGCCCACCTATTTTGACACAGCAATCCTTGATTATGTGAAGGCCAAGGCCCTTTATAAGGATAGCAAGGAAGTCCGGGGTGACTACCATATGTCACGGTTCAAAAGCCGGATTGCTTCATGGATGATTCATATGTTGCCGGGAGGGTTGTCCCTGACCGAAGAGGATTAAAATGATACGCCTCAGATATGCCATTCTTGCAGTCCTAGCGGGATTCTTGGCTTTTGCTTATAACAATGTGTCATTAGGCCAAGATGACGATGAGCAGAAATGGGCAATAACTGACAAGACAAAGACCCCGAAAGAACGCCATCGTGCAACTTCATTCGCTCTTGCCGGGAAGCTTGACAGGACAAGCCCGTTTGTTGCTTTGGATGGGAGCAATATCAAGGAAGCCGTCAATATGCGGCGACCCGCCCCCGGCTTGCCCGTTGGTTGGAAGGCTCGGGGAGGATGCACTCCTTATAATACCACCGCAATAGCATCAGCCGAAGTTAAGGGCCTTGCTCAGCTAATCGTTACCGAAACAGGCGTTGAGAAGTTTTACGCTCAATGCAATGATGACTTTTATGTTTCCTCAGGCACTCCCCCTGATACCGTTACCACTTTCGGGACAAAGCTTCTTGACCTTGCCTCGGATGCGGGGCCAATGCATTGGGGAAAGATTGACGATGAGATCACTTGTGCCGCCTCAGGCCAAACCCCTTGGGCTACCTCGGGGGGCTCAACCTACCCTGACTCCTTCCTGACTCAGCATACCACCGGAACCACGGCTTACAATGATGGAAGCATGTTGGTTGCCGATGAATTGGACACCACTTCAATCGGTATGCCTAACCATTCAGGAACCTCGGAATATGCCTATCTAGGGTTTCACAGAAGGCTTGACGGGGCCGAGCTTCAGTTAATCGCCGGAACCACCAACATAATGGCCGCTAAGACGGGTGTTTCAGCCTATACGTCTTCAGGGTGGACCTCATGCACGAACATCGTTGACGGTACGGCTGATGGCTCAGGCGTAACGACTCTCTATGAATCCGGCTACATTGCATGGACAAACCCCGCAAACATGATCCCATATGTTTTGCCGGGGACGAAGAACCATCTCTTTTGGTATCGATTCCGCGTAACCGCCGATGTGACCGACAATGTTCAGGTCAAGAGGATCTTGGTTGCCGATATCTGCGAAGAGGTTACTCACTTATGGTCAGGACTCTATGAGATCGTTCTTGGAGCCCTAGAATCTCATACGACCGGATTTTACGATTGGACCCCTGAGGTCACAGATGGAAGTGATGTCGAATACATGGATGCCGATATCACGAATTCTCAGGCCATCTATCTCGGGTTTGCTCAGCCTGTCATGGGCTTCTTCATGGAAATTACCTCTGACTCGGGGAACGTGGGGACAGCTACGGGATGGAGGGTCTATTATTGGGACGGGGATGAATCTGATTGGTCTGAGATAACCGGAGTGACCAACGATAGCACGGGTGAGGGATACCCGCTTCAGCATACCGGGGTCATGCAATGGGACACCAACGGAATCAGGCCTGATCGAAGGCAACTCGCGGGGCGGTTGACTCCGTTCTATTGGTACAAATGGGAGCCGATTGTAAGTCTTGCCTCAGAAACGATCAGCCTTTATGAGATCGGTGGGATAGTTGATCCGAATGGGGTCCGGGATATCAGCAAGTACGAAGGGGTGATGCACTACAATGGAAGGGCCATGTATTGGCCGGGGCAAGACTATAAGAACGGGATGGATTACTCTCAAGAGTATGAACCCCAAATCATAAACGGCCCCAAAGCCGGAAGCACGGGCGGGATTTTCGGTCCCGGTCGAGTTCACCTAGCCCTTGAATATTCCTCGTATGGAATCGTGTTTACAAAGGACCCCTATCGAACCTATGTGCTTCAGGGCAAGGTTCCGGGTGAATTTGATGAGCTTTGCATATCAACAAAGGTTGGGGCTATTGGGCCTCACGCGGCTTGCGTTGTCGAGGATGGGATTCAAGCCTTTGCCAAAACCCGAATTGTTCATGCTGTCTTTTTCGTGGCTCAGGATGGTCTATATTTGACCGATGGGATGACAGTCACGAAGATCAGTCAACCGATATCGGATTATTGGGACACCGGGGCAACCCCTTACATCCAACCCGAGTACGCCTATAAATGCTATGTTTGGTATAATTTTATTGACAAGACGGTTCACATCGGGGCTCCCGTTAATTTTGAAAACGATGATACGCCTCAGACGACTTGCAACGTTGAACTCATTTACAGTCCGATTGGGGAGGAATTCTATGACAGGTACGTGAGGAATAGTCCTGCCGCTTGCGGCCTCAGTTTAATCGGCAATGATGACCAGAGGTTGACATACATTGGTGATTACTCAGGGACGGTACATCGGCTCGATACCGGAAAAAACGACAATAATAATGTCATCACCCACCATATCAAGACCGCCGATTTTAACCCATTAGAAGGCAAGCTTGAAGATGCCTTAAATCATAAATTCAAACTTCGTGCGGTCAAGATCAAGGCGAAAGCTCAGACGGTGGGAGTAGCTGAAATATTGGTTTACCCGGACGATGCCGATTCGGGTGTGACCCCTCCCGGCGGGACTATTTCCTTAGTAAATTCAGGGTACAAGCTTGCTCAAGGTAGGACCTTGATGGGGAGAGATATTACATACCTGATGGAGACTAATTCCATAAGATTCAGAAGCGGAGTTTCGACCGCTGAACTAGATACTGTGATGGAACTCTATGGTTATACAGTCGATTATTACGAGGTCAGGCCGACTCACTAGCATATGCCTTGTGCTCTTCTTCCTCATTGCGGGGGTGTCTGACGGGAAGATCATTCGTCCGGGCTCGGGTGAGGAATATGAGACTTTCACCGAGAGGATCAGAAAGACCCACGAATCGGATATCAAGGCTAGGTTCCCGAAAGATGAAATTCGACCTGATACTGTGCATGGGGTCAAGGAGAGTCTTGATGCATTTAGGAAAGCATCGAAAGATAAAAAGCCTTGGGCTCATAACGACTTTAACGAGATGGAGGAAATTGCTTGGCCCCATTTCGATATCAGTTTCCCAAATTGGGACTATCCCGACATGCCTTGGTGGCCGGGGTTTGATCCATGGCCAACGGGGCCGTATGGGCCTCAGCATCCTGACGATATCCTTGACGTTCCGGGTTGGTATTTACACGGTTGTTGGATTTCATGTTTTCCGGGGATTATCGAGTGCGTTGATGGAGAAGCCGAATGTGTTATCACGACTTCACAAATCATATGTGGGATTGATGTAGTCGGACAGGTTCAGGATTGGAGGTTAGAGGGGAACAACCTTATCATCGTTCCGGCCATCTCGGCGGTCGATAATAGCGTTATCGAAGTCGAGGTTTGTACCTGTCCCCTTGATTGGCAATTAAAAGGCGGTTGTTGTGATGCTCGGATCATTATCAACTGTGAGGAAGAAGAGGAAGATATATGCCTAGGGGCCACTCCAACAATCGTTGCAGATGCCACGACCGAGGCGGCTTATGGTGATATTTGCTCAGGTGGAAACACGTCTGGAACCTTCAGCGTTCAGAGTGGAGGCCTCGCGGTTCCACCATATGAGTGGACTCTCACCTGTGCGGGGTCAAATTTCACTCTCGATGGTCAGGCTTGCCCCGCCACGGCTGAGACTAGTTCTGATGGGTCCTCGGTCACGGTTGCTTCATCAGGGGCATGTGGAGGGGCCACTTTAAGGGTCGAGGATGCTTGTGGTGAAACCGATACATATACGATCATGTGCTCAGATTCGGGGTCTTGGGTCACGATTTATAGCACGGCCCTTGGAGATCCTGAGTCAGACGCATGTAATATGCCGGGAGAATCAACTCATATCGTGGCGGGTCAAATGCGGCTTGATGCCGGATACCGAAGGCAATACCATAATTACATCACGGTTGGGGCCGGGGCTGTCCAATGCGTCGGATCAGGGTGCGGAAGCCCACCCCTCAATGATTGCCAGTATGATGGATCTCCGGGACGTTGTTGCGGTGGTGGGTGTCCCTCATGGGGTTGCTATGATTGCCTTTGCGGAAACGGGACCCTCGTAGGGTGTGCGGCCCTTACTTTCAGGATTTGTGATATGTGCGGTTGTGATGATTGTTGGCATATAACGGGTGGGTATTATCAATGTGCCTGTAACTGCTCAGTTGACTTCGTTTATCAGGAATGGCAATGCCCATAATCTTACTTTTGCTGATATTCCCAAGCTTTGCAAACGCGGCCCCGTTTGATATTGGGGAAGTTGTGAGGAGGGACAGGACCGGAAGGCTCCCCGAGTACAGGCAGATTACTGTAAAAGTCGAAAAACGCAATGATTGGAGAAAACGAAGATATGCCAAAATAATGGCCGATATCCAAGAGGAGAGGAGAAAGAAGGAATCAGAATGGGCATTGTGGAAGCTCGGGAACATATTGGACAAGATGAAGCCGTTCTTGATTTCCGTGGACTCAGATCTAAATCCTACCCTTGTGTTAAACCCAAAATATATGCAGTTCAGGGCCAAGGGCTGAGGGGACAAAAAGAAGCCGGAGTTCCCGGATGACCCTGACCAAATGACAGAGGAAGAACTTCAAGCATGGCTAGAAGGGGAGGATGAAGATGAGCATATACACTGAGAATCTCTTGAGAGGTATGCAATCAGGGTACGGTGGGGGTAGGGGATATAACCCTTACCAGATTCACGCGGCTGTACTTGGTGAGGCTTCAGGGAAACTCGCGGCCCGGAGATGGAAAGATCAGTTTGAGGAGGGCCGAAGGCAGTTTCAAAAGAGCTATGAGCTTAAGTCTCGGGACCTCGATGAGATCATCAAAGAGCGGGAAAGACAATATCAGCTTGACTTGAAAGAGCTTACCCAAAGACAGAACGAATTCAAGACGAATGTAGCGGCAAACCTCTTTCAGAGTGGAGCCGGGACCCCTTCCGAGCGTATTGATTGGATGAGTGCCTTCGGATTCTCCGATGAGCCACGGGCAACCGTTCCGGGGGCCGGGAATATCTATGGATCTGAGGCGGTTGATTATAAGATAGGTGAGGGTCAGCCTCTCTCGGCGGGTGGAACTGGCGGGGGGAATCTTGCCGACAAGATCAGGAATATTGCCGCCCTTGAAAGCATGGCGACTCAGGCCGCTTACTCTAAGGGGTTTGGGAGTGGCATAGGCCCCGCCGCTCAGCGTCATGGGGAACTCATGAATAAAGTCAGGCAACTGACAAGAACCCTCTAAGGAGTACCGAAAATGGCAACTTCAGCTTATACGCGGCTTTTTGGATCTCAGGGGTTGGAGCCCACCTCTGAGGATTTGTACGCTCAGGATAAGGCCGAGGCCGCAACTCTGATCGGAAAGATCAAGTCTCTTCAACAAGCGGCCAAGGCTCCCTATGTGCCATCAACAAGCCCCTTCCCTTCTGAGCAGAGATTATCGAAGTCAAACTATGCTCAGCGGCAATATGAGGCCAACCGCCGGATAGCTGATGCCATCAGTATGCTTGCCGATGTGGAGGGTAGGACAACAGAATTTGAGGCCGGATTAGCGGCCCAAGAGGTTCAGCAAAAGCTCGACAAAGAGCAAGAAGAGATCGAGCAGATGAAAACCTCCCGAGACATCCTCAAGAGCTATGAGGACACCGGGGGACGGGCAACGGGTGGTTTTGTTCCTACCATGAAGAAGGATGGGACCATTGGCTTGAAGTGGGCAAAACCCACGAAAAGGAAGCTCACCGTTGAGGAGGAGTCCATCAAGAAGGGCTTGCAGGATGATTATAAATTTTACCGGGATCAGATCAGGGCAATCCAAGCCAACGATGAAGAAGCAATGCAAAAGGTCCTGAACATGAGGATACCTGAGCAAACTCAGGAAAACGTGATGAGAGGGCTTAGGGAACAGCATGGGGACAATGAGGAAGCCATCCAGCAAGGGTATGTTGATTATCTGAAGCAACAAGTAATGATTCCACTTAAGAGGGGGATGCTCGATACTCAGAGATCCATGGCTCAATTCAATCAATCTCTTGGTGGTGGTCAGGCAGGATTTATGCAGGGAGCCCGGAAAGGTGAAGGCCCGATATATGTTGAGCCGGGATACAGGACCGAAAGCGGTGAGATCGAAGGGCTAAGGGCAACCAACGTGCCTTATTCTGATATCATTGCTGAAGCCATTGCAAGGGAGCAAGCGGGGCAACCCACGGCAAGAGAGGCCGAAACCCCCGCCGCACCTCAGGGCCGAGGGGGAGCCGCCGAGGAAGCTTTTCAGATCCTATTGGATTCTCCGAAGAGGGGAACCTCTGATTGGAGAAAGGCCGCTGAGGAATTCATTAGCCGATTCGGTGATGACCCCGCCGCCGCTGATATGATTGCCGCCCTTGATATGGAACTTAGGAACATTCCGAGTGATGGACCCGTCAGGACCGACATTGCAAATTGGCAGAGGCCATCAATTCAGGAAGGCCTTAGGAGTGGAGTGAGGGCGATAGCCGCCGCATTGGAAGGGATGCCTACGGGTGAAACTAGGGTTCCGGGGGCTGAACATTTGACCATTCCCCGAGCAGATAGAGGGGACGCCGGGAGATCCGCTTTCGCCGCTGAAGAGGCCCCGAGGGGTAGGGCTCCCCAAGATGTACCGAGAAGAAGGACTCCGGCCACTCAGCCGATCACCGGGAGATCAATCGGTGAGGTCTTGGTTGATCAGTACGAACAGCACAGGAAAAAAAGGATGGATGACCTAGTTGCTAACAGAGGTTCAGCCATTCGGGCCATAAAGGAGGGCTTGGGAAGGATTACCGATTATCAGGAAGAGCGTCTTGACAACATTGCAAAGCAATTAGATTCGGAGTTAGAGGGGGGATTGTCAATCGATATGCCAACGGGGGATGTGGTGAATGCTTTGAAAAAAGCGATACCGGAACTCAAGGACGATACACCCACCTTGGAAGCTCTTGCCAAATACCTCAAATCTTTGAATCCGGGGGCGGGCTTTCCTCAAAAGCGAAGGACTTTCTAAATGGCCTACTTTACAACGAAGTTGTCAGATATTGTGCCGGGAATCGATGACACCAACCCCACTAGGCACTTAGTCCAACCCGCTCAACAACCGAGTGCATCTCAGCAAATCGAGAGTTCCTTGATGAGTCGAAACGACCGGGAATATCTCGATCAGTTGCGGCGGGCTCATGTGCCTAAGGGTAGGCCCCACCTGATGGGAGCCGTAAAGAGTACCGCTCTTGAGGCTCTTGGAGGTTTGGGAGGCCTTTTGGAGATCCCCGGCGAAGTCATTTCTCCCCTAAAGCAAGCGGGTGAGAACGTCAGGAATTTCTATTCTCAGATTGCCGATGAGGACCCCGATGTTCAGGAATACACCAAATCAGTCATCGAAGGGCGGGAACCATGGGTTGGAGAATTCGCGGGCTCCCTTGGTCCAACGGGTATGGCCGCTCTTCTGCATACCGTTCCGCTTGCTGGTCGAGCATTGGCAACGGCTTATTTCTATAAGCTCAACAAAGAAGAGGCTGAACAACTTGCACTCGACAAGGGAGCAGATCCGCAAAGAGCCCTATGGACCGGAAGGGTTGCCGGGGCCATCAATTCAGCCTTGGATATATGGGGATTAGATCGGATTTTTGCGGCCTCTCAACCCGCTAAGAATATTGGAAGATTCCTTCTCAATCTTGGGATGGCCGGAGTTTCCGAGGGTGCAACTGAGGGCCTTCAGGAAGTCATCTCCGATATGTCGTCCGAGTTTGCGGCAAAGCCCCCTGAGCAGGACTTTGGTGAGTTTATCTCCGGGATGGAGCAAAGGCTCCCAACCTTCTATAATCGTTTCAAGGAAGCCGCCCTTATCGGTGGTCCCATGGGTGCTCTATTTGGTGGAGCCGCCGGGGGAGCCGCCGCTCTTCAGAGGCGGGGACGTGCAAAAGAAGCCGAGAGGCAAAGAGTACAGACCGAGCAAGAGGCACAAGAACGGGCTCAGGAAGCCGCCCAAGACCAAAAGCGTACAAACATAGCCGATGCCGTCCAAATGGCCCTTGTGGCCGAACCGGGGGGTCCTAGAGACTTTATTTTGAAGGGGGCCTTGATTCCGGCTATGACCGAGCAAACGGGTCCCGCAACCCCGGCCCAACGTCGAGCCTTGCCGGAACCTCAAAGAGCCCTCCCTGAACCTCAGAGGATGCTCCCTCATTCCACTATCCCACCAATTGAAGCTGGTCCTTTCCCGCTAGTACCGACTGAACCGCGTAGGCCTACCGAGGCCCCCACAACGGTCTTGCCGATAGGTGAAGAGGCCGTTGAGGCGGGTCCCTACCCCATAGTTCCTACCGAAGGACCAAGAACAGATATCGGAAGAGCGGGCCTTGCTCGGAGAGTTCAGCAAGTTGCCGGGATAGGAGAACCGACCGGGGAAGTCATAGAGATGGCTCAACCCGCCGAGGAGGAAGCCTTTGAACCCGTCGAGCCCACGGTTGAGGTCGGTGAAGCCGCCGAGGTTCCCGAGCTTACCAAAGAAGAGGTTGATCTTAAAGAGGCCTTCAGAAAAGCCCAAGAGAAAGCCGCCGCCGCTGAGCCCAAGCCGGAGAGGGAGAGAACTCGATTTGATGACATTGCCGATGAGCTTGGGATTACATATGACGGCCCCCATCAGGGCCTAGAGCAGTTCACCACCGATAGCGGATATACGTTCTCACTCCCGCCGGGGCAAGTAACCATTACATCAGTTCGTAAGGCAATGCCGGAAGATGAAAGGCCCGATTTTGTTCCCGGCCCTGAGCGTGAGGGAGCCGAGCCGCTTGAATTTACCGAGCCGAAACTTCCCGCCGATGTTCACGGCATTGTCATGGCTGACCCCGTTGACCCTGATAGGCAAGTCTTTTACCGAAGGGAACAGGCCGGATTTCTTCCAGAGTATGACACAGACGATGCCGATGCCGCTGAGCTTCTTGGGAAAAGGATAGCTTTGAAACGTGGGGTTGGGCGACCTCACAAATATGGGAATCTTATCAGGATTCTTGAGAGGAAAGGCATTCCTTACCGATTGCTTGGAAAGGATGAAACCGAGGATTTCTCTGATAAGAGGATCTCAGGCATTGGGAGCATTGATTACATTCAGGATGAATACGCGGTCAAATATCAGGGAATCAATGAAGATGGAACCCGCCGATGGACCTATGAGGGTCAGGTTGAGGAGATAGCCGGGAAAGAGTTTACAACAAAGGGACTTGATGAGGATGAGGTTGCCGCTGAAATAGGGAAGCTTGAAGATGAGTATATAGCCGAGCAGACCGAAGCAGAGGAAGCCCTCCCGCCTGAAGAGGAGGTTGAGGTTGAAGAAGAGCCGGAAGGAGAAACCCCGCCGAAAGAGCCTAAGCCCGAGCCAACGGCTGAGGCAAAACCCGACAAAGAAGCAACCTTAAAGATACTCAGAAGGCGTCAAGAGGATTGGAATAAACAAGCGTTGAAATATGAAGGGGGGAAAGGGATACCCGTAGGGGCCGAGGGGGTTCAATATCGTTGGGCCTCTGATGCAATGATCATCATGCAAAAGGCGGTTGAGGCAGGAAAGACGATTGATGAAGCCGCGACCGAAGCCAAAGCTACGGCCCGTGGGTGGATAGAGAAACATAATGCAAGACGGCCCAAAGATATCAATTGGAAGAGATGGGAGGGGGCCGCTGATACCTATATTGACGATGCCGTTAGGGAAGTCAAGCGGTTGGAGCCGGAAGCAATCACCGAAGAGCCTGAGGAAGTCACCGAAGAGGCTCCCGAGGTTCGGGAGGTTGCCCCTGAGGATGTCGTCAATGATGCAATGAAGAGAGTTCAGGAAGCCGCCGAGAATGCCGGGGCCGATTACTCAAACACCCCCATGATCGAAAAGGCCAAGATTGCCGATGTTCTTTGGGCCAATACCATATTGACCGAAATCGAGGATGCCGCCGGGAATGAATATTTCTCTGATGGGCATTGGGCAATCAAGAAAGACCAAAAGAAAGCATACACCCCGCTTCAGAAAAGAGCAGATAAGGTCAAGAGCATTCAGCCTTATAGGGGTGAGATGAAGGTCAAACTAGAAGATATCATTAGCACAGAGAACAACCTTCCGCTTACCTATGTTGGAACTACCCAAGAGGAAAACGCTGATCCTCAGGCTTGGTATGTTGACGGGATGGGAAACCTCAGGGCTATCAATGAAAACATAGGGACCTTTTTCAAAAGCAGAATTGGGGCTTTGAACTTCCGGGGAGATCCGGCTAAGGATATCTCATTTAATATGTATGCAGGGGATGAGCTTGTTGGTGTGATTATGCCAATGAGAGCCCCCTTCCCCGTGGAGGAGGTTCAGCTTCCTGAAGGGGCCGAGATCGAAGAGCCCGAAATAGAGAAGGGTGAAGCCGCCGAAGGGGAGAAGCCCAAGAAGAAGAAACGAAAAGGACGTTGGACCGATACCGGGAGAGAGATCCACGGGAAACGTGCTTCTAAGGATAAGAGTGAACGAATTGAAGCCATCAACGTTGAGCTAGACTCAAACATCGATGAGAAAGCCGACCCTGAGGCCTTCCTCAAGGCCATCAATAAACTCACCAACAAATCGAAGATCCTGAAGCTTGACCTCCCTGAGGGGGCGACTCCGGGGACTCTTAGGTTCCTCAAGACCTTCCGAAATAAGATCAACGGTTTCAACCGTTGGGCGGCTAAGGAGTACAAGAACTGGCAGGATTCAACCGACAAGGGGGCCATCCTAAGGCATCTTGAGGCCAATCCAGAATATCAGGTCAATGTCAAGAATCAGGCCTCTGAATACATAGCAACCCTTGAGCTTCTTGAGGAAGCCATCGAAGAGACTTCGACTGTCCAAGAGGCTCGGGATAAGCTTTGGGAATTATTCGTTGAAGATCCCGCGATTGACAAAATGAGAAAGGTGTATCCGAGCAGATTCAAGTTTACCCCGTTCGGTGAGTCAATCGTTGGAATGTTTGCTCAGGCTTTTCCGGGGGCCGATCAATGGACCCGGAGTTCAAGGAACGCCTTCAAGTGGACTTTCGGTAAACATGCTGATTCCGAGATGGCCGATGAGGAGGGGGCTGATAGAAATCAGGCCTTTGAGCATCGACCGGGAAGGCGTTTTAACTTCATGGATATCGAGGATGACCCAAATAAATACAGGAATGGCAAGGACGTTGACCCGAAGACTCTTGAAAAAGTCTTTGGGTTTACCGGGATTAAGTGGGGAAATTGGGTAAGCGGAAGAGAGCAACAACACGTTGCAAATCTGTTTTATGACGGCTTTCACGAACTAATGAAGGCCATCGGCGGGGCTCCCGCAAGGGCTATTTCGGTTCCCGCGACTGATCCGGCCTTGGCTATTGGCTTTGGAGGTTGGGGCCGTGGTGGAAGGACAGCCGCCCATTACCAACCATCAGATCACTTCATCCACCTTACCAAAACAAAGGGTGACGGTTCTGTTTCTCATGAATGGGCTCATTCTTGGGACAAAGGTTCCAAGATTGACATGAGCAACAATAAAGACGAAAGCCTCAGGGATATTGATCCACTTAAAGATATCAAAATAGCCCTCAGGACAAAGTATAACTTTGAAGCCATCAGGGAAGAGGCCTATCAGCTTCTCAAGGGGTTACACCACGAAACAAGGCAATCAAGAAAGAATCGGGTTGACAAGGCAAAGGCATGGCTCAGGTCACATTGGAAGCAGATATCAGAGGAAGAAACTCAATTCTATCGGGATGCAAAGAAGCTTGATGCCGGGAAAGACCCGTATTATCGGACAGAAGTTGAAATGTTTGCACGGGCCTTTGAGTCATGGATTGCTGATAAGATTGGTTCTGATGCACTATTCATCGTTGATCCTGAGTTTGTGAGCGGTAGCTATATCAAGGATCACTTCAATTGGGACGTTGATGCTTACCCGAGTGGTGAGGAACGGGAAAGACTGAACTCACTCTTTGAGAATCTATTCCGAAATATTACATGGGACAAGAATGGGATTCCGACCGTTGGGCCTGATTTTGTTCCCCTCTTCATCAATACCCAACGAGAGGTTGAGGCCGAGCTTGAAAAGTTCCTTGAGAAGCTTGATGAAATCTATAATGCAATTTATGGCGGCAAGCCTTCCAATGACGGGCTTTACTGGTATGCCTATCTCGACACCTCCCGAGCCCCCGGAATGCAACCCTCTGGAATGGTTGCCTATGACGATAAATATAAAGTAGCCGAGCAGATTGAAGAGCATGAAGAACGGGGCGGCATTGGAGCCATAGGGTATTCTGGACCGCTGATAGCCGATGACGTTGTTGAGATGGGCCTTGTCCCGATCAATCACGACAAGAACGATGATACCCTTTATCTAGGGGGAGCAAATGGCCAAACTTCAGAGAATTGGACAGATGGCAATGGAGCATTGGGGGAAGTATCGTCCCAAGATGGTAAGCAGTTTGAAGAGAAGGGGACTATTGTTACCGATCCTGAAGGAAGTGGAAGAAGCTTGGGAGAGGGGGATGACGGACTTGGTATCAACGAAGGGGGTGAATCCTCGGATAGCGGAGGAACTGATGAATCGGGGGCTGATATTTCTGCCGGAGGAACCCGAGCCGATCCCGGAAATGGTCCGGGGGCTGATCCCGCTAGAATAAATGAAGATTATGCAATAGGTCCGAGGGATTATATTGATGCCGATCTCGATCAGGTTAGAACCTTCACCAATGCTATCTCAGCCATTAGGATTCTAAAGGAGGTTGAAGAGGGACGATATCCGGCAACTGAGGGGGAGCAAAGAATCCTCCAAGCCTTTCCGGGTTGGCAAGCTATCAAGGCCGAGCTTGATCGGTATTCGTATGGAGCCATTCAAAACCGTCATGACATGATCTCCGGGATGCTCAGCCGGAGTGAGATGAACTCGGCAAGGAAATTCAAGAACGATTCCCATGCAACCCCATTGCCTGTGATTGATGCCATATGGGAAACGCTCCAAAGGTTCGGCTTTACGAGTGGCCGAATCCTTGACTTTGCTATGGGTAAGGGCTCGATTTTTGGGGCTATGCCTAAGTCCATGAGGAAAACTTCTGTCCTGACCGGAATTGAACCCGATCAGATCCAAAGGAGAATTGCCAAAAAGCTTTATCCTAATCAGTACATAACGGATACCAGATTTGAAGAAACTCCCTTAGCAAACAATTACTTCGATCTAGTTTTCACCGATATGCCCCATACAGCCAATCGGTTGAGCAAGCCTGATCCCGAGCATAATCCTCTTGGGTGGGAGTCTGATCCTCATTGGCTCAATAAGGCAATCAATCACACGCGGGAGGGAGGTCTAATTGTAGCCATTGCGGAAACGGAGTTGATGGATGCTCCTAACAATGCCGATGCCCGGAAGAATATCGGTGATAAGGTTGACTTCCTTGGGGCTATTAGGCTTCCGAAACAGTTATATGGGGATATGAGCAAGGATGTCATCTTCCTTCGCAAGAAAGGCGGGGGAGGTGTCGAGATAAAGAAGAAGGCATGGGAAAAGGTGAACGCCGGGGCTCGGATTCCCGTCAATGAGTATTTCGTTGAAAATCCCCAAATGGTTCTAGGTCAACTTGAACTCGACAATGACCCGATATCGTACAGAATAACGAAGTATGCCCTCAGCCAAGACAAAGCTGATAACGTTGAAAGGGAAATCAACGATCTTGCAACCACCGATCTTCCGATAAACATCTATTTTGAGGAGATCCCCGGAACCGAGATAGATCTTCTCAAGACTATCCCTGAGCCTGACTTTGTAAAGGATGGGGCCTTTGTAATTGAAGGAAAGAAGCTTTATCAAAGCATTGGAGGGAAGCCCGTTGAGGTGAAGGATTCTCCCCGTATTCGTGGCATGGTCGGAATGAGGGGAACCATCAGGGGGTTGCTCAGGTCCTATGCCGCCGGGGAAACAAAAGCCAAAACGGAGAAATGGAGGAAAGCCCTCAATAAGCAGTATGATGAATTTGTCAAAAAGTTCGGCTTCGTGAATGCGGTTCCGAATGTCAAGGCATTCATCCAAGATCCTGATGCCCCTCTCCTTCTCACCCTTGAGCGGTGGGATCATGAGCGGCAAAAGTCTCTAGGTAAAACCGCAATCTTTGAGCCGGGATTCTTCAAGCCTGTTACCCCTCCAACCTCGGCTAAGAATTCATCGGAAGCCCTGAATCTCTCGTTAGCATGGAAGAGCCGAATTGACTTCCCGTGGATGACCCGTTTGAGCGGGGTTCCTCGGGATCAATTGATTAGCGAATTGAAGGGCAAGATCTATGATGATCCAGAGGTGGGGTGGGTAACGGCTGATGAATATCTGAGCGGCAATGTGAAGCATAAGTTGAGAGTTGCTCAGAAGATGGCCGAGGTCAACAAGAAGCAATATGGTCCGAATGTCAGGGCCTTGAAGAAGGTCATCCCCGCCGATTTGCAATCCCATGAAATCAACGTAAGGCTCGGGGCGGCATGGGTTCCCCCTAAGGTTATTGGGGAGTTCATGAAAGACCTCACCTTTGAGTATAATGTCAAGGCCGAGTATAGCCCCGTTCTCGGGAAATGGCAGATCAAATTTACGGGAGCCAGCAAAGCCGCCGCTAAACGAAACAAAGATTCAGCGGTAAGAAGCACAGAGGCAACCTCTGAATGGGGGACCTCTGATGTCAATTTCTTCGATCTCCTAGGGTATGCCCTCAATGGTGGGTTCCCCGATGTGAAGAGGGTTGCAGTCGATTCAAAGGGAATGCCTCACACAGATGAGAATGGCAGAAAGATCATGGTTCCTGACGTTGAGGCTACTGATGCCGCAAATTACAAGCTTGAACAGATCAAAGAAAGGTTCTCTCAATGGGTATGGGAGGATCAGGCTAGGCTTAGGAATCTGACGCGGATCTACAATGAAAAGGTCAATGCCTATGTGAAGAGGGTTCACAAGGGGGATCACCTCGTATTTCCGGGCAAAGTCCCAAATGCAATCTTTGATTTTATGGATCACCAAAAGAATGCCGTTTGGAGATTCCTACAGCAAGGGAGTGTATATTTTGCTCATGAGGTTGGGACTGGGAAAACCTTCTCAATTATAGGTTCAGTAATGGAAGCCCGAAGGCTTGGGCGGGCGAAGAAACCCATTGTTGCCGTCCAAAATGCCACGTTCGATCAGTACAAAAGGGATTGGGCCACGGCATATCCTGCCGCAAATGTGCTATTTGCCAAGATCCCAAAGAAGGAAGGCCCCGAAAGGAGTGCCATCCTGAAGAAGATTTCATCAGGAGATTATGACGCAATTGTTGTCAATCACCACTCCTTGAGTTTCCTTGAGGTGAGCCCAACCGCTCAGATTGAACAACTGAGGAAGGAGCAAGCCGAGCTTAATGAGTCATTGGGAATATTGAGCTTGCAGGGAGCCGGAGAGGAAACCATAAGGAAGATATCAGGTGCGGTTGCAAGGTTGGAGGATAGGATTGAATCTCTATCCGGGGCTCCAACCACCAATGAAGTCTATTTCGACAACATTGGGGCTGATATGATTGTTGTCGATGAGGCTCACAGCTTCAAAAACCTCGATATCAAAACAAGCTATGGGAATGTCAAGGGAATCGACTCAGCGGGGGCTCCATGGTCAATGAATCTGTACCGGAAGATTCAGTATATCCGAAACAGGTACGGAAAGAATATCATCCTAGCCTCAGGAACTCCGCTAACCAATAGCGTGGGTGAGCTTTACACCATTGCAAGGTACGTTCAGCCCGATATGCTTGCCGCCCATCACCTCCAAGGCTTCGATGCATGGGCTAACACCTTTGGCTTGATCTCCAACGAATCGGAACTAACACCAACCGGGACGGGCTATGTGAATTCAACCCGATTTAAGAGCTTTGTCAACATTCCCGAGTTAGTGAACATTTTTCAGCAAAACGTTGACCTAATCAGAGTGACCGAGAGCAAGAAGGAAGCTCAGGAAAAGGATGAGTTTATTTGGATTCCTCGACCGAAAATCAAGGGAGGCAAGCCTCAGACTATCATTGTTCCGCAAAGTGATCATGTTAAAGAGTTTCAGAGGGAGCTTGTCCATCGAGCCCTTGCCCTGAAGAATGACCGTCAGGCCCAATGGGACGGCAAACAGGACGCCATGACTCGGATGATCAAGGAAGGTCGGACCATGGCCATTGATGCACGGCTTCATGATCCGAAGCTTTCCGATCAGCCTGACACAAAGCTGAATTATGCCGTGAAAGAGATCAAGCGTATTTACGACAAGAAACATAAGGCCCACGATTGGGATCAGGGCGGGAAGGAATACACCGAGGATAAGGGAGTTGTTCTAGTCTTTCTCGATATCGGGACTCCGGGAGGGGCATTAGAAAAGAGAACGAAGTTTTCACCTTACGGGGATATGAAGAAGAAGCTAATCAAGGCGGGTATCCCTGAGAAGGAAATAGCCTTCATTCATGACGTTCCTGACAAAGAGGGACGAAGAAGGCTCATGGGACAGGTCAAGGAAGGCAAGATCAGGGTCCTGATGGGTAGCACCAACAAGATGGGAATCGGTGTCAACGTCCAAACTCGGGTTGCCGGGATTCTTCATGTTGACGTTGATTGGAACTATGCAAACTATGAGCAGAGAAACGGGAGGGGCCTCAGGTACGGGAATAATATCGATGAGATAGAAATCATCAATATCGGGACAGCCGGGACGGTGGATGCCTTCATGTGGGAGGTGGTTGCCCGCAAAGCTCATGTTCTTGGTCAGGTCCTCTCAATGAATCCAAACCTCAGGGAAGTGGAGGATATCAGTCAGGATGCAAGCAATGCTTACGAATATGTGAGTCACCTTGTCGATGACAAGCTTGCCAAGAAAAAGGTTGAACTCGATAGAGAGGTGAGGATTCTCAGAAATGCTCGATCTTCACATCAGGCCGGGACGAACAGGGCTCGATTCAGGGCCGCAACAATACCGGAAGAGATAGCGGCGAATGAAGCAAACGTTGAGGCCTTGAATGAGCAATTGGAAAAGCACAAGAATATCACCCATGTTCAGATAGGTGATGAGCCCTTCTCTCTCAAGAAGAAGGGACCGGAAATCACCAAGAGGATCAAGGAGAAATGGGACAAAACTAGCAAGGCAACAAAGGAGAAGCTTAAAAAAGATCCGACCCTGAAAGCTTCGGTTGCCTTGCTTGGTGGAGAGGTCAAGGATACTCAGGGTGATGGCAAAAGTTTCGTGGGCAACGATATCAAGATTGTCATTCAATGGGGTCCTGTCACCAAGAAATGGCTCATGAGGTTGGACGGTGAGGGTGTGAGCAGTATAATGGATGACCTAGGTAAGAGCGTTTCCCGGTTGATATCCAGAATCAAGGCCCCCATCCAAAGCGAGATAGATTCCCTCAACGAGAACACCCAAAAACTCAATGATGAGCTTCCTAAGATTGCGGCTAGGATTGATGCCCCCTTTGAGAAGGAGGAGGAGTTCAGGGTAAAAGACGCGGAGAGGCGGGACCTTGAAAAACAACTGCTCGACAAACAGAGGAAAATGGAGAGGGAGTTTGCTGAGCAACAAAAGAAGAAAGGCAAAGAGCCAACCCATCTAGCCGTTGATGAGGCCCCTTATACTTTCAGCAAGCGTCAGATGATTAGTGCGAAGAGGGTTGCAAAGCTGATCCCGAAATGGCTGAGATCAGCCGGATTACCCAAGGAAGTCATCGATAAGATCAACGTGAAATTACAGCCATTCGTTGATTTAACGGACCTCGATATCGAGCAAACCCTAACCTCTTACGGGGAAATGGGGGTTCCGGTCACAAACATCCTCGGGGCCACAACCTTTAATGAGTACAAAGCGATAATGCAACTCTCTCTTGCAATGCAGAATCAGGCAAAGCTTGAGGAGACTGTCATCCATGAGGCATGGCACATTATCAAGGGGTGGTTGATGCCGAAGGCTGACATCGATGCCATTGGCAAACACTACCGGAACGAAGAGGAGGAGGCTAGGGCTTTTGCAAGGTTTGTTCTTAGATACCGAAACCGACTCAAAGGGGTTCCTTCACCGATACGCCGGATTTTCATGAAGATCAAGCGGGCTCTTCAGCTTATTGGGAATGGGCTTAGGGGGAGAGGGTTCACAAGGCCTGAGGATTTCTTTGGAACGGCAATGGTGGGGGCCTACTCAAGGCCGCATTATGTGAGGGGCAGGACGGCTGATTTCGGTGGGACTACCATAGCTTTGGCCGGGGAGCCTAATCCGGTTCCTTGGGCCTCACATCAACTGATTTATGCTGTCCGAAACAATTATGACAAAATGCCCCGGAAGGTTCAGTCTCTCAAGAATTGGGTGAGGAAACAAGCAAAGCCCTCTGAAATAGAGTGGCTTGATGTCGATGCAATCATCGATGAAGTTCAGAAGGATGGGAAAGTTCAGCCAGAATCCTTGCTTATGGGGCTTGCTAGAAACCAAGTCCACCTTCAGGAAGTTCTCAAGACTAGCCCTCTTGACGCTACGGAAGACCCTTGGAAGGGCGAAGATATCTATTATGATGAAGATGGGAACGTTGCTGGTCATCCTAAGGTGTATGAGCCTTGGTGGTTGGATTATTGGGCAAGGGACGTTGATGAGCTTAGGAAAGAGGTGGAATCAAACCCGAATCATGAGTTGCATTTCACGGCGGCTATAGATCCAGATATGTCTTGGGAAGAATTCAAGGCTTTCAAGAGGGCCGCTGATCGACCGCCGATATTGAATACCCCTAATCGATATCAGGCAAACACCTCGATAGGGACGATTGATGCTAACCCCGTTGTCGAGGTAAAAGACGGGAAAGCCTATGTAAAAAAATATGAGTATTTCGTTGAGGGTTCCAAGGTTTTTGAATCACCTGATCCGAGATTCAAGGAAATTGAGATCAATATAAAGGATATCTATGAGCAACGGGCTGATCGTGAAAGGCCCGAAATTACCCAATACCATGGATACACAATTCCCGGCGGGGAAGGATATCGTGAGCTTCTCTTCATATATGACAGGGATGGGGCAAAGTGGGAACATCCCCATTGGTCGAAAGAGAATGTTCTTGGGTGGGTGAGGTTTGATGAGAGAGTTGACAAGGACGGCAAGAAGCTTCTCTTCATTGAGGAGATACAATCGGATTGGTTGCAACGAGCCAAGAAGGTGGGCTTTGATGAGGACGACTTTGAAGCCGCCGCAGGACAAAGACTAGAAGAAATACCAAAGGCCCCCTTCCTTAAGAACTGGCATGAGGTTTTCTTCAAGAGAATGCTCCGATATGCCGCTGAGAATGGATACGATAAAATTGCGTGGACTACCGGGGATCAGCAAATTGCAAGATATCCGGGGGTTGGCAAGCCTGAAGGCCTGAAAGTTTTCTATGATGAGAGGATTCCCGGATTCGCTAAGAGATATACAAAGCGATGGGGGGCTAAATATGGGAAAGGGTCCATAGTCGAGTCAAATGTAGAAATCAACGTAATGCCAACAAGCAAATACGACAAGATCAACAAAACAGCAATGGCTAAATTTTACCCTGACGATAAGTGGATGGTGACGATCAGGAACAAGGGGAACAAGGGGACGGGCAACGAAGAAAGAAAGTTTCCAACCGAGGAACAGGCAAGGAACTACGCTAAAAGAAAGGAGGACTCACTTGGTGCTAATATCGGTGAAGTCCACCACGTAAGCATCACCCCTGAGATGAGAGAGTCTGTCATGTTCAAAGGACAGACGTGGTTCAACGTCGATGCAACCCGAGAGGCCAATGAGGCCATCAGGGGGCTCAATGAAGTTGATCCGATGACCACGATCAAGGACGGGTACAAAGGGCTCTTCCAATCGATTGATGATAGGTTTGGGAAGGGATACACCGACAATGATATGAAAGTCCTAAGAAAGATTCTCGGGCTCCCTTATTTTGTTGGTAAGAAATTCAAGTCAACTGAAGAACTTGTTGATACTGAGATCAAGGCCCATGAGCGAAGGGCAAAGGAGTTGTTTGATGACTATGAAGGAGGGCTCGGACAGGTTCAGGAAGAAATCCCAAAAGATAAACAAGCCCTTGCAGATCTCAAAGAACTTATTTGGGGATGGAACGGAAAGAGGATGCCTAGGTCACACGTCCCCACAAATGCAATCAATGTGCCTTCCGAGCCTAGGGAGGACCTCACCGTTAATGAGAATCATTATTCCGAGGTAAGGAATTACCTTGTCAAGCATGAGGGTTTCAGGCCTGATGTAGTTGAGGCTTTTCTCACAATCAGAAGGACCCTTGATAGGAAACTTGTCGATATCGATAAGACGATGAGAGTTGAAAGCCTTGATCCTGATCTCATTGCGGAGTACCGTGCTCAGATTGGTCGGATTGATAATTACTTTCCGATGAGGAGGACCGGGGACTCATACGTTCAGATCATCAACGAATTGGAGGAAGATCCTGAAAAGAGGGTTGTTTACCGTGAGCATTACAATAGCCTCAACCGTTTCAAGAATTCCGGGAAAAAGGTCAGGGCTCGGGCCGAACAATGGTTGCAGAATGCTATTGCAGATGGAATCGTTGACGGTAGGCCTCAAGATTTCGATATCTCTCTAGGAAAAGTGACCTCACTTCCTGATGAGGTCTTCTTTCAGATCCCGGTGGAGGGGATGCAAAAGGTAGCCGAGGAAGCCGGAAGGCGGCTTGAAAGGTCGAGAGTCAAGCGAGAAGCTGAACGGCTCATGAGGCTTGCCAAAAAGGAAGGGAAGGAACTCACCGAGGAACAAGCCTATAAGAAGGCCTCAAATATCCTCAGGGCCGATATGGAGAAAGCCCTCTCCAAGGCCATTGCCGAGGTACTCAAAAGCCGTGGGTGGGCTCGACACGCAATCAGAAGGAGAGGCGTTCCCGGTCATGAGACTGAGGATATCTTTGGAATTCTCCATGACTACCTTGCAGGATATGCCGGATTCAAAGCAAAGATTTGGAGGGCAAGGCGACACCATGAGACTCTAAGCAAGATCCCGGCCAAAATAAGGCCTAAAGAGTATGAGTTTAACTCCAAGTATGTGAGGGATGTGCTTGCCAATCAAGGAAAAACAGATCGAATCATAGACGGGCTCAGGTCTGTTTTCTTTGTCAAATATCTCGGGTTTGTCCCGAAATCGGGGCTCATCAATTTGACTCAGAATGTAGTTGTGGCGGCTCCCATCCTTTCGCAGTACACCAAAAATCCCCATCGGAAGCTTGCTCGGGCCATGAAGGATGCACGTCAGGCCTTGACTACTGTTGAGGCATGGAAGGGCAAGACCCCGAAATATGCGTCCCTTACCGAGGAAGAGCTTGAAGCCGTGAAGGCACTCCATGAAGAAGGGGCCGTCATGGATATGATGCTTCGGGAACTCAAGGGGAGCTTGCCCGGATCAGGGTGGGGTAAATATTGGAGGAAGGTGGTTGATAAATCCGGTATCTTCATGCAGATGGCCGAAAAATTCAATCGAGTTTCAACGGGCCTTGCGGCTTTCAGGATTGCAAAAAATGAATTAGGCATGGGTCAGGCTGAAGCCGTTGAGTGGGCGAAGAAGAGGATCTATGACTCTCACTTCCTTTATGGTTCCGCGAATCTGCCTGAGTGGGCTCGGGGTGGAGATTGGCAGAAGTATGTAAGATCTGCATATACATTCAGATCATTTACCCATAATTATCTATCATTGATGCACCACCTACTTTCTCAGCAAACCCCGGAAACTAGGAGGGCCTTTGCTCTTTCGATGAGGAACCTCTTCATCGTTGGTGGTCTTACCTCAATGCCATTCTTCAAACTGTTTGCCGATATGCTGTATTCATTGCTTGATTGGGATGAGGATGATATATTCACCGACATTAGGCAGGGGTTGCCCTACGATTGGACAAAGGACGTTGTAACCTACGGGCTCCCCGGCTTGCTCGGTTGGGATCTTACGGGCTCCCTGAGCATTGAGGCTCCAAGTAACTGGAAAGACATTCTTGGGGTTCCTTATGCGGCTGTTACCGATACCATAAACATGGCTAAAAGCTTGGGATCAGGTCAAGCTTTCAGGGGCCTAGGAGAAAGCCCTTTCACTCCCTTAGTGGTTCGGAATATAATGAGAGGGATCGAACTTAGAACCGTTGGAGCCCGAACAAGGGGCGGGAGGGATATCAATGTTTACGGGGCCGAGGGGCCAAGAAAGATAAGCCTTGGTGAAGCCATTGGGAAGGGGTTTGGGATTCAACCAGTATCATCAACGAAGGCATATGCTCAATATCAGGCCGTTCAGAAACTTGACACCTCTCTCAAAAATAGAACACGCTTATGGGCTGATAGATATACAAATGCTCTGAGAAGCAATGATCACCGAGAGATGAAGAAGATTATGAGTGAGGTAGGGGCATGGAATGCCTCGGCTCGGAGAGATGGGAAATACCATCTGATCATTGATATCAAACGGTCAGTTGAGAACAGGCTGAAACCGGGGATATCCCGGCTGAGCAAAAAGGTCAGAAGCAGAGCATTAGAAATTTCAAAGACTTGGGATTAAGAGGAGAGAGAAAATGGGAAAACGAATCTTGATGCTTTTGGTGGTTTTTGCGTTTACCCTTTTGAACGGGGACGCATTTGCTAAGGTGAGAACCTATGAGATGTTTCTGAATACGGGAATCATCCAAGGGGAAGGAGAACCATTCAACGTTGATGCCGGAACAACTGTGACAGGCGTAACCAATGTCATTGTTGGTGGTTCTGGCATGAATCGTCAAGCGGGCTCCAAAACCATTCCATGGGAAGATGACGCCGGAAAGGTTTGGGTGGTCGAGCTTGCCTCAGCCGTTGTGAGTGAACATGCTCAAGGCCAAGGGGGTGATAATTCAGGTACGACCTTCAGCCTTTGGGCTCTTGGTGCGATCAACGGGAACTTTGACGCGGCTCGGCGGCAATACCTGTTTTTTGAGCAGGACCTAGGAGCAACTTCCCCTTATGTTACATCTTGGGAGCCGATACCGGGATGTGATTATCAATTTCGGTTTGAATCCGTTGGAGTAACAGACTTTGATAGGGCAAAGTTTGTGCTCAAGACAGGATTCCCCGCAAATTTCAAGCTTAGCGGGGCCTTTGTTCTGGATGAGTCTCAATATGTAATCAATGCTAATTCGGGAGTTAGTACCCTGACCATACCTGATGGGGCGTGGAAGATGTTCATTGGAGTGAAGGGGAACGATGTAGCTTGGTCCCTTGATCCTGATGAAAATGTCATCACATCAAGCGGTATGGTTTTGAATGATGGAGATTATTTGACTCTCGATGATTATAACCAAATTAACAACTTTTCATTCGCCTTAGAGGATGGCGGCTCGGGTGCTACCGTTTGGGCGGTTGCCTTGAGTAAGTAGGAGGGTTCAACCTATGAAAAAGCTTTTTGCTCTGACTTCAATTTTTCTTTCTCTTCTGTTTTGTGGTTTCGCGTTTGGGGCCGGGAACGTTGTCATTGAGGACCAAACCCTCACGACCGATCAACTAACAGGCCCCGGCATGATCATGAATGATGTGACTCTCCATGCCGGAGAAATCATCATTTGGGATCAGGGGACTAGCACGAACCCGGATGGCCCCGGTACGTGCTCGGCCCCGGAGCAACCCACTACAACGGTTCTTCTGCTCCATTTTGATTATGGGGAGCTTGAAGAGTCCGGGTCCACCAATTTCGTTGATTGTAGCGGGTCAACCGATTCTCCTCATTCCATCTTTGCTGGTCCTCCCCCCGGAGTTCAAGGTGATATTCACATGAATTCAGGGGCAAAAAAGTTCGGAAGGTCCGGGGCTCGGCTTGATGGTACGGGGGATTATCTCGTTTGGGAATGCGTTGACGGTGATGACCTCGACCCCCGCAAGATGGAATTTACCGTTGAGTTATTCATTAAGACCACCCAAAACGTTGGGTTTTCAGTCATCTTTGCTACGCAAGAAGCGGCTCCCGATTTCTGGTTTGGGATGAATGATGGTAAGGCCGCTGTATATAACTCGGTCCATGGGATGAATACTTCGACCGGGGCCGATATTGCTAACGGTCAATGGAATCATATTCTATGGTCACGGGACTCGACCAATACGATGAGAATCTTCGTGAATGGGTCCGTTGATCATACCGTCAACAACTGGACCGATGACATCTATGATGGGGATTCAAATAGAACCGTTGGATGGGACGGGGCAAACCCCGCGTTCAATGGTGACATGGATGAACTTCGGTTTCAGATCGGTGATGGGGTTGGTGTGAGCCAAGCATTCAATCCACCTGAAGAGCCATATTAAACCCTCTTAAATCCACGAAGGGAGGGTTGTCATGACCCCCGATAGCATATTTGTCATCATTAATGACTGGCTTTTACATTTGCTTGCCGGAGTTCTATTGTCGGCGTTTGCATATCTGATCGGAGTCAGGAAAGCAGAGAAAACGACCATGAGCAAAGCAGATTGTGAGATACTCCGCAAATCGAGTGATGAGTTGCATCAGAAAGACGATGTGATTCATGATCAAAAGCTTCAATTAATCCAGAACGATGTTCAAGCATTGTCTAGGAAAGTCGATGACATATGTAAGGGGTTAGCCTCTCTTCGTGGAACTGTTATTGATTACTTCGGAAGGCAGGGATATCAGGATAGGAGAAAGGCTCCCGGTGAGGTATGTGATCTTGACTCAGATTAATAAATATGTTACCATAAATAAAAACTAAGATTGGAGGATCAAAAAATGCTAGACAGATTGTTAAACAGCAAATGGTTTTTGAATGGAATCCTGTGCCTTTGCCTGACCATTATCCTCGTTTTCTATGGGTGCGGGACGATGCCCGTCAAGGCTCCCCCAATCCCCGAGGGGTGCGAAGATTCCCTATGGTATAAGCACTATGGGGAGTTCAAGGTTGGGAGCCTTCTGATCAAAGGCGGGATTAGCGAGTTCGTTGCCGCGTATCCTGAGCATCAGGAAGAGGTCATCTCTGGACTGAAAGAAATAGAGAGGCTTCTCAAATCCCCCGCCGCAACATACGCAATGCTTGGAACGGCTATCCTTAATGATATTGAATGGCTTGCGGAAAAGGCGGGAGGAAAGAGGATTGTCCTTGCGGGTGAGATGGTCAGTCTTTTCGTTGAAAGCGATCTTACCATTAATCAGCTATGTGATGCACCCGCGTTCCTCAGTGAAGCAAGACAACTCATTTGGTATGCCGGGGGGTAAAATGCCGAGCTACCGAGACATCATATCAGGTGTTCTTGTCTTAGCCGTGGCCGCTATTTTTGCTCAGTCATTCGTCATCCTTCCGAACAAGATCAACGATGACAAGGAAAAGATAAAGGCGAAGGTTGAGGACAAGTATGCAAGTAAGGGAATGGTCCTCGGTATTACGGGCAAGCATGAAGATAGAATCAGAGATCTTGAGGCTATTCCACGTTTGACAGAAAAACTTTGTGCTCAGATCGAATCCTTACAGAAGGACGTTGTTAGGCTGAGGACTCTTGTTGATCGGCTAGATCAAAAGATTGACCGCATGTAGGGGGGGGATAAGATGGCAAACGGAATTGAGGTCATTCAAAACAAGTTCCTGAAGCTCGTGTGGATACTCACTAACCGCGATTGGACCAACGAGATGGTCATTATCGGGGTCATCGTTCTTGCATGTTGGGATCTCTCCAATGTTGGGAAAGACGGGACCGCGACTCTTGCTAATACGATTGGTGGGGGTTTGATCGGGTATCTTACGAGGGCCGTTCAGGATATGAAGGAAAGTGCAAAGATCCTTCAGTTTCCCGCCCCTACCCCGGAACCTAAGGAACCTGAGGCAAGGACGGGAACTGACAACTAATCCCCTACGGGATCATCTTCGTTCGTTGTTCCCTTGCTCTTCTTAGCTTTCTCTAAGCCCCAAAGAACATCGAGGACGGTTTTCCGGCCCGCGTCTTGGTCTGGAACGTCCTCGATTCCTTTATAACCAAATCCTTTGATTATCTCATCGAATTCGTTCCCCAATAGCTTCTTGAGCCTTTCCCCTTCCGCAATGAATGCAAACCTGTCCTTCAGGGGATCAGGGGTTTCTTTCGGTTCCGGGCTCCCGCCGATGATACTGGCAAGGGATTTGATTTTTTCAACCGCTTTATCGTAATTATTGAAATAGAAATAATGACGGTTGACAAGATACCCGTGCATAGCCGCGTAATCATCGAGCCTCAGTTTTTCTAGGGCCTCGGGATGAACGCTGAGCCATGCTTTAAGGGCCTCTTGAGATGCCGCGACGAAAAAGGTTCTAATGTCGTCCCTTCCTTTGCCGTTTGTGGGTTGCTGTCCTGTAGGACCCCTAGAACCTGAGGGTTGACCATCGGGAGGTGGCGAAGGGGAATCGTCGGAAACCTTGATCTCATCAACCTCATAGTTCGTATATTCTCCATCCTGCTTCTCCTCATATTCAAGGAGGTCTATCTTCATCCCCTTGAATGGTTTGGGCCTTTTCTTCTTGGATGGGAAAACAGAGAACCACTTATCTGATTTGTCGGTTTTGAATTTCCAAAACTCCCAAGGCCCGTTTTGATTCTCCCCTTTTTTCTTGAGAGTCGCTTCTGTTACGACACTCCCGATTTCTCTAGGCATAGAGCAACTCCTCGTAATTGACCTCTTTCCATATGCTCACCTTTCTACCGTTGCAACTTTTGAGGCAAGCATAGGGAACGTCACGATCATGGAAATGTTTGACCCAATTATATAGGTGAGGATCATTCGGAAGCAAGTCAGGAACAAAATCGTCAAGGTGACGTTTTGGGTCCCTGAGAATGCTCATGATCTCACCTATCTTCCAATGGGGCTCAAGACTCGGATGGCCTGATCTGTGAATGCTACCATGGATAATGCGATCAAACCGAAACCGGGACTCGTTATAAAGCCTCTTGTGTAATACCTTCGGTTGAACGATTTGAATGACGGTAGCCCTACCCACGATATGACCTCCCCATCTGCCAGCATTCGTTAGCTACTTCACAGTAATCAGCACAACGCCGACCGTTCCAAGCATCCTCGGGAGAGCATTCATTAACGTCCCCGGTCTTGTGAGCATGGTCAACCTGAGCCCTGAGGTCCTCATAGTAGGCTTCAACGATGTCATCGGGCTCAAAGGGAACATCAACTAGGTAGGTGTTTTCCCGGAGTCCCCGGCTGTTTGCAACGGCGAGGCCCCCATCTCGGACGATGAAAAAGACCTTCATTCGGGAAACCGTTCGGCCCGTTTTCTGGACAAGAATCCGATACATATTGATTTGGAAAACAAGGCCATAATCGAGCTTTGATTTCTCGATATCAAAGGCCATTGTCGTCTTGGGTTGGCCCTTCTTCTTGCCTTTCACATAGAGGATGGGCTCATTGGTTACGGGGTCAAGAAGCTGAGTCTCATATCCACCGACCGCCGGGACAACCTTGAAAGATCCCCAAGTCTTATGATCGATGAGCACATAAGGGTCATCATACTTGGCAAACTTGCTAGGTGGGTACTCATCGGGCTCAAGGAGATCGAGGATGCCCTTAATCTTGCTATCCCCAACCTCTTCCTCAGCAAAAAGATCATAGGTGAATTCAGACATAGCAAGCTTTGCATGGGTAGCGACACCAAGGACAGAGAAGGCACGATTAGAGGGCTTGACGGCATAATCAACCACCCTCTTGAGGTGGATTAGCCTTGCCCCGTTCCCTGCCATGGAAGGGGTGATTCCCCTCCATTCACGGTCAAAAGCGATTGATCTAAGGTAAGGTATGGGAGCACACCTTTTTTCAAGACGACAACCCCGGTGAGATAGACAATCCCCGGTGAGGATCTTCCCGTCATCAGGGCAAATGAATTGGGTTAATGGCATGTTTCTTCTCCTTTTGTTGTGGGACCTCTTGAGTCCCTTTCCTGAGAATAAACCGGGAGGGTATGAAGTCACACTCCTCCCGGTCGGCCCATGTCATACCGAGGGCTTTACACCTCGGAAAATGAAAACAATCATTGCAAGTTAGGACCCTCATTTCAGCTTTCCTTATTTTCTGTTTGGAGATCGATCTCAATGATTGTATCGATTCCTTGAATATACATATCCCGCTCACACTTAGAGCAATTAATGGTATCACCAACGCCTAGATCATAGTAATCATCAATTTGCTGTTCATGCCCACAATGCAAACAGGTTATCATTGGGAGTGATTGCCACATTAGCTACTCCTTAACTGCCCCATCCTCAATGATTACCGAAACCTCATCACCCTCACCAACCCGCTCAATCCACAACTGAGCATCTTCAGTCTCAGCCATATCCATTAGGATCTTGAGATTATCCTCATCAAGAAGGCTTGCATCTCTGATGAGCAGGATTTTGAGCTTTGGGTTGAGGGCTATGCCCATTGCAACGGATACCCTGATTTGCTCAGCAAGGCTTGCCTGATCGAGTGGGAGCCCGTTAAACGTTACCCCATCCTCATCGAATCCTAGGCCTTCAACGGGGAACTTGGCATCAGAAATCATTTTGTCTTTCTTCTGCCTCAACTGCTCAAGGGTATTGGTGTATTCGGTTGCCGCTTGCTCATCGTTGGCAATCTGGTTTCGGGCAATTCTATAGTTGTTGTTTTCCACTACCTTGAGGTTATTCCGCTCAGCTTCTTTTACCTGACGCATGACAGGTTGTGGGTCTTGCTTATCACCAAGCTTCCCAATCCTATCCTCGTAGTTTTTCACCTCAGCCCTGAGGACCTTTTGACGGGCCTTGAGGCGGGCTATTTCGTCTTGAATATCCGATATCTGTTTTTGATATCCCTCAATGGAGTCCTCAGCCATTTCAATTCGGCTTTCAGCACTTTCAATTTTGTGCTCAAGATTATCAACCGCTTTGTTATTATCCGCGATTCGACCGACTTCCTTAACTAATTCCTCGGTGTCTATTCGTTCCGGCTCATCCTCATGAAAAGGCATACCCTCAAGGCGGGCCTTATCGGCTTTGATTTTGACGTTGAGCCCCTTTCTGAGATCATAGACCGTGGAAATATCTCCATCGATTTCGGTGAAATCGACTCCAATCAATTGCCGGAGAGTAACCTTTTGCTCATCGGCTTTCATGCTCAGGAATTGCATGGGATCAAAGCTGATCTTCCCGGTGAGCCTATCAAGGATTGATTGAGGGGAGGGGTATCGAGCCCCGTCCTTATTGGAGATAACGAGGTTCGTTCCCCCGGATTGAGTGAAGGTGCGAGTGACCGTGATATCCCCGAGATCGGCAATGACCTTGGCTTTCTCCTTGCCCTTCTTGACGGGCTTTTTGGGGATTGCTCCCTTCCCGCCGAGGGCATAGGCGATTGAATCAAGGACAGAAGTTTTTCCCGCCGCGTTCTTGCCCCCAACAACGACTACATTCCCCTCGGGAGTGATATCCACGGCTGAGAGGCGTTTGATGTTTTCAGCCTTCAAATTGATGATCTTCATAGTGTTATGGTCCTCCTTTTTGTGAGCATAGGTTCAACGTTCGTTGTCTTTTTGGCTTCTTGAATGAATTCGTTTATTGAAATGCAACCATAGGTGAAGTGACTCAGGAAGGTGATGATGTTATCCCAACCAAAAATTGTGAATGAGTTCGGCTTGGTAACGGTCCCGTCCTCTTCGTAGTAGCTAGGTTCTATGAGGTCAAGCCTAGCATTGTTGATAAGGCCTGAGGCGGGATGAAGGCTCCCGGTTATGACAAGGGTTGATTGGCCAAAAATTATTTCGGAAAATTCAAAATCAACTCCAAAATGGCCTTTGCCTTTGAAAAACTTGACGTTATTCATCGTCATCCTTCCCCTTTGAGGGATCATGATCCGGGTCATCGTCCGGGACGTAAATCGGAGTAAGCCCGCGTTTTGTGATATCCCGATGGAGGGTTTTGACCTCATCCCTGAGAACGTCAAGCCTCCAATACTCCTCATCTTTTTTGCCGTGGTTCATTTCTCTCCATGCCGGAAGAGCATCGAGCCTTTCTTGATACATCGACCGATGGGACTCCGGGTAAAGCTTTTCAATTCTCTTGGCCATGAAAGCAGTAATGATCCCCGGCTTGTTGACTCCGCGTTTCACCTTCCCGTTGCGGTTGAGATCCTCGGTGGTACACATAGCGTGAGGGTGGGCAATGAAGATGACCGTCTTTGAAACCTCAAAATCATGAGGGACCTGAGAGATCCGCTTACTGACTCCCATTTTTGCGGCTTCATTCATGAAGCTTGCCGGGGAGTAATGCCGGGAGCCTATCCAAAGCAGGGCCGAATTGAATTCCTTATGCCTGATGATTGCGGGGCGGCAAACATAGCAATGATCTTCAGGGCAAGGAATCACCCTATCCTTCATTGGCCAATTCCGCTTTGCAAAGATTTCGTGGTCCCCTTTCAGGAAATTTTCCGGGTCAATCCACGTCCAACCCCGGCTTTGCTTGATGCCTTGCCCGCAAGTTGTGCAAATCGTCAAAGGGATGGGCATTCGGTCACATCCCACGGCTAGGGGGTCAGAAACCAAATAGATCCCACCCTTCTTCCGATATCCGCAACCCCGTTTTCCTTCAACTGCCATCGTGCATCCTCCTTAACTTGTTAATCTGCCATCTCGTTATAAGATGGGAATAGGTTATAGAGAGGTACAGGGCAATCATTGCGAGAACCTGTACCCCTCCAAGGATATAGTGCCAAACCGTCAAGCTATCTATTAGCGTTCTCAGCACGTTTCCTCTCTTTTTTGGCTAAGCCCAAAAGACGATGATACTGAAGCTTTTTCATGCAAAGCTTGCAATCAACGTTGAAGGCGGTTTTTGTGTCGTCCCGATGGAAGGTGAGGAACCGTGAGTCCTTTCGACAAAGAACCCCCTCTGTTATGGTTCCCCACTTCCAAAGGACGTGAATTCTTTTGCCCATTTCTGAGCCATCCTCTATCTTTCCGAAGAAATATTCTACCTCACTCCCCATTGATCATCCTCATGAGATCTTCACCTAATTGGCCGCGATACTTTGTGATTACGAGCTTGCCAAGGGCCGCTTGCTTAGGTGAGAGGAATAGATTTGAAGCAAGATCCCTGCCTATGCGGGCATCGAATTTGTTGAAGCCGTGGCCATCGAGGGCCATTGCTCCATCACAAACGGTCGCTAGTCTCTTCAGGCCTATGTGAATGGCTTTGATTTGAGATTCTGACAGGCTTTCCGCGATTGTTTCAAGGCCCTTGCGGGATTTCTTCTTTGACTCTGACTCCTTGAGTTCCTGGCTTGCCGCGAATTCTGCTGTCTTGAGGGCCTCAGCGTCAAACTGAGAGGCCTCTTCCGGGGACAGGTCCAAGGCCCTGTCTATGACCTTTTGCTTCTCTACGAGGCGTTTGGCTATCTCAGAATCGATGGAACCGTCCAAAACCAAATGTTGGACAAGGACGTTATCGGTTTGTCCGATACGATGAAGCCTATCTTCGGCTTGGGTCACGTTTCCGGGAACCCAATCGAGTTCGGCAAAGATAACCAATGAGGCGGCTGTCAGGGTGATTCCGACTCCGGCGGCGGTTATGGAGCCAATGAAGAGCTTTATATCGGGGGACTCTTGGAAGGCTTTCACGGCTTCGTCACGTTCCTCAAAGGGTGTCTTGCCTGTAAACTTGACCGCGATATCTCCGAAATGATCTGCAATGGCATCTATAACAGAATGGTGATGAGCAAACAAGACAATTTTTTCATTCGCCTCAAGTGCATCGGTTACATGATCGATCACGGCGGGGACTTTAGACTCAGCCGTTTCCCGCCTGACGGTTGACATTTCATTGAAAGCAACCCTGTAACCATCGCTAAGGGCGGCAACCGCCTCTTTGTAATCATCGGGGTTATCAGAGGTCTTGGCCAATTCAACCTTATACTCCAATTCCTCAAGGCGGGCTCGATGCTCGGCAAAGAACTTTTGCTCCCGGTCGATGACCCTTTGAAACCCATTGGGTGGAACCTCTATGATCTGCCTGAACTTTGGCGGGAGTTCGGTGAGGACCTCTTTCTTGAGGCGGCGAATCATGATAGTTGATCTCAATTTCTCATGCAATTCCTCAAGATTAGAGGCCCCCTTGACGTTCCACCCCCACCCGTCATGATGGGCATCACAATATCGCTGAGTGTAATACTTCCATGATCGGAATGTATCCGGGGCGAGATTCCGGGCAATGTTCCACAACTCGATTGGCCTATTGACTATCGGCGTTCCGGTCATGAAGACCTTCCTAACCGCCTTGATTGGCCCTTGCTGAGCGTACTTCTTGCCCTTGTATCCAAAGACGTGGCGGGTACGCTGAGCCTTGGAGTTTTTGAGGTAATGGCATTCGTCCACGATGAGCAGATCCCAAACGAAGGACTTGATATGAGCCTCATATTTCTTGAGGATGTCATAGTTGATGATCTGAACCATGACCTCGGGGTTATCATCCCGATATCGGTCCTCTCTCCATTTCTTCTTATCTGAATTGATGATAAAGATATTAGCGGGACGAACCAACCACTTGCGGGCCTCCCTTGCCCAATTCATTTTGAGGCTTGCGGGGCAAACAACTAGAACGGTTTGGATTGATCGGTTCATGTTAATGAGCCCAAGGGCTTGAATCGTTTTGCCAAGGCCCATTTCATCACCAACCAAAGAATTGACGTGGTTCTTTAGGAAAGAAATTCCCCCACGCTGAAAAGGGAGGTAATCCTCACCCTCGGGGGCCGGGACGTTGATATCAGCGTCCAATGCTCGGCTTTCCTCAAGGGCCTTTTCCCGTTTGCGGGCGGCATCCTCAAGGTGCGGCTTGGCCGTTTCGTCGGCGTATTGAATGAGTTTTGCAGCTTTTTCAGGGTCCCGAGTTGACCACTTTTTGCTGATTGGATTATTCCACCAAAGGCCCGCCGCTTTGCAAATGTGCCTCTCTTCGTAAGAAGCTTCAGCGACAAAGACCCCGCTCTTGTAAGTCAATCTCATAATTTCACCTCATCCTTTTGATTGCATCAATCATGATTAGAAAGCATCCGACCACTAAACAAGCGGCCCCTGCAAAGAAAATGATATATGGGATCATGCCGGGACCTCCTCAACCAGAATTCCACCATCAACCTCAATGGCTTCATCAAATGAGCCCTGAATTGCATTCTCAATTTCACTATCGGAACCATAATCATTCAACTGATCAAAAACCCATTGGGCTGATCGGTCGGTTGGAAGATAGAACTCCACGGTCAATTTGAATTTTCTCATCACTGCCATTAGATGATTTCCTCACTTTCAATGCTACCAAGCTCCCACCCGGAGACTTTGAGCATTTCTAAGGCATTGGTTTTGTTTTTTCTGTAATCTTCGGTGTCTTTGCCCTTGATGATCTTCGACACCATGACAACCATTTCCCCTTTGATCGGATTGATCTCGGTAGCCATTTCCATGACCCGAGGCCCACCAAATTTCCTAACGAGGGCCGAGAGCCCCTGAGCATATGAGAGGTTGGCCGGGAATGCTCCAATATGTTTTTCATAGAGGGTTCTGATTTCTTCCAATGTTAAGACAACTTCATTTTGCCTCATTACCATCTCCTTTTTAAGATTGCCGACCCCTCAAGACGCGACCTCACAGATTTCTTTTCCATCCCCATCGGTAACGCTTTGAAAGCCGCACCTCTGTCCGGGCTTGCTCCCGGTTGCGGGGGAGGGTTAGGCCCTAACGCATGGGCTTATCGGCTGTTCTCCACTTGATTTTGGTGGATTCAGGCAAGACCATGATCTTCGGGTTTTTTACCCCAAAGGTAAAGGCAAGGCTCCCCTCGCTATTGTGCTCCACATTGACGAACGGGAGCCATCGCCTTTCAGCCCAAACCCATCCCTTGAAACTATTCTTTGTGCTCATACCATCCACCATCAAGATCTCTCCAAAGCTTAGGACCATCGATCAAGGCGTCAAAGGCCTGATAACCATACCCGGAAGGATCATTGACAATGCCGATCATATCCAATACAACCGCAGGATTTTTGTCATCGAAATCGTTTGGATACCACGGGAAAGCGGCTATGATGGGATCTTCGTTGCCGTATTCATCAGGATTTGAATAACTTACATACACCCGATTAGTTGAGGTCATCTTTGTGACGCTGAACCGATGGCAATGGCCGCTGAGTTCCTTGCACATTTGCCGAAGATTCTCTAAGCTCACGACTCTCTTGGACCAATCAAATTGGGTTCCTACCATGTGCTCACCTCCTTTCTTTAGTATTTTCGATAACTAAAAAATGTTTGACAAAACGAAAAACCAAGACTATCATGTTACCCACAATCGAACCTGCCTTTGAAGGCTTTTCAACTATACAGTATCATCGGAACATTGTCAAGAGTACAAAAGAGTTTTTTTGCAATCTTTGCAATTTTTTTGAGGAAGGGGTAAAGAGATGTCAAACGTTCCCGCCGGATTCAGTAATCGTGAGTTTGCAAGGGAGGTGAATGACTTCCTTAGACGAAGAAAGAAAAAGCCTTATTGGCTTGCTAAGCAATGCAAACCACCGATGAGCTTTCCAACCATCTACAAAATGTTAAATGACCCGACTAGGGATATCAGGCTTTCAACCATTCGCAGAATTCGTGAAGTCATGGCTCGATACGTCTGAGAATGATTCTCCCGGAACTGCAAAGTAGGGGCTATGCCCCCAAGAAAAAGACCGCAAAGGAGTGGTCATCTCCATGCCCTTTTTGCGGCGGGACTGATCGATTCTGCATCTTTACTGATGAGAATCGGGCTTGGTGTCGTCAATGCAAATGGGAGGGGGACGATATCCAATTACTGAGGGACCTAGACAATATGAGCTTTCCTGAGGCGGCTGAGGCGGCGGGTCATCCTGAGAAAATTAAGAACAGTCAATCAAAACATGCAAAACCAAAGAACAAAACTAACCGCAATGCAACTGTGACCGATGAATATGATTACGTCGATGAGCGGGGCGAATTAAAGTATCAGGTTTGCAGGACAGATCCAAAGGGGTTCTTTCAACGTAGGCCGGGGAAGAAAGAAGGGTCTTGGGTCAAGGATATGAAGGGGGTCACGCTGATTCCCTATCGCTTGCCCGATATCGGTTCAAAAAAGGGCATCTTCTTCGTTGAAGGTGAAAAAGATGTCAACGAATTATGGAGGGTGGGGCTCCCCGCGACATGCAACCCCGGCGGGGCGGGCAAGATTCCAAGCCAGCAAGAGAAATTCGGCATCCTTGATCATTTGGCCGGGAAAAAGGTTTATATCATCCCGGACAACGATGAGGCCGGATTCAAACACGCTGAGCAATTGGCCGAAATGCTTTATGGGATCGCCTCTCATGTGTCGATTATCAATCTTCCGGGGATTGGCAAATCGGGTGATGTATCAGACTTTATACTTGATAATGGGGACAGCAAGGCAAAGGAATGGCTCATAAACCTTGCAAAGTCATCAGTCCCATGGAGGCCCCCATCTAATTTCCTAGACTTCAATGAATACATAATGATCCAGACTGAGAACCATATCCCGGTTCTTCAGGATGGCATTCTCCCGTTCGGTGAAAACCTCTTGATAGCCGGAGAGGGAGGGGTAGGGAAGTCCTTGGTTCGTCTTGAGCTATCAATCCACTTAGCCGTTGGTTGGGATTACCTGAACTTCAAAACCGCAAAGCCCCGCAAAGTCGCAATCTTCCAATGGGAGAATTCTGAGTTTAACGAGGTCAAGCGGGCTCGGAGAATGATTGAGGGTCTTGGAATCAACGATATCCCAAACGGTCAAATCAAATTCATGGATAGGAAGGTCAGGCCGAATATCAGTCAGAAGGGTGGGCAAGAAAAGCTTTTGGAATTAGTCAAGGAGTCTGAAGCTGAGGTTATTTTCTATGATTGCCTCACCAACATGCATTCATCCAAGGAAAACGATAACGTGCAAATGAGGTCGGTTTTAGATTTCTTGAGTGATATCAATGCGAAAGTAGGTGTTACCTCTGTCTTGATCCATCACTTCGGCAAACCGTCTGATGGGGAGGAAACAGGGAAAAATTCAAAGCATCGAATTCGGGGGGCCTCATCTATCATCGATTGGGGGACTACGATCTTCACCTTTGCTCACCGACCGAATAAAGAGCATCGTCCTTGGTTTGAGATCCGGGTTCAAAAGATGAGGGAAGGCCCGCTTTATAAATGGACCACTCCTATCTTAATGGAGCGGGACGGGGACTATCTTACTCATAAGATGATATCCGAGGAAAGCACATGCCCGCCTGATAAGGTCCGAGAGATGCTTGAACAGCTTGGTGGGGAGGTTTCATCCAGAGGCCCTCTCATCGATAAGATCATAGAAGAAACAGGGGCTCAGAAGTCGAGTGCCTACAATTATATCAATAAGGCTTTGGAAGATAATATGATCTCAAAGAAGGGGAAACGAGGGCTTACGGTTGGTGATTTCCATAAATGATTCCATTGGAAATTCCATTGGAACAATAGCCCCCCCTTGGAAATTGTATCGGTAAGGATATCAGTATGTTAAGTTATGTTTTTAGAATTTCCAACGTAAATTTCCAATACCCCCCCTTGGAAACTCTGAAAGCCTTACCAGTAAAGGGTTTGCAAATTTCCAATCGTCCCTATAAAGGGAATTAAGTTCCAGAATTCCAACCACGGTGGAAAAAAATGGATGAGCTTTTACCCCTAGGAAATCATGAAGATGAGGTTGAATTCAGGCCTTGGTCTGACGATGATCCTGACTTGATCGGAGATCCCCCAAAGAGGGGAAAGCATCTCTCTCAGATATGCCTTGGATATTACCCGGATGAGATCGTCTATGTTGATTGGGAGGTTTGCGTTTGGCATTGGAAGGAGAGGGACCCGAAATGCAAGGACTGCAAGACCTTCAAGCGGATAGGATGGGAAAGGAGGTTTAGACGTGATTAAGGACCTAGCTGATACGATCATATGGACCGCTGAGGAGAGGGTTAAAGAGCAGGGAGTTCATGTGAACTCAGCTATCCATGCAATCACCCTTGAGGTTGATCAGTTCCTTATGGAGTACATGAAGGACCATAATCCTAGAAAAGCCAAATAGATAATGAAGCCCTAGAGTTGAGGTGATCCATGATCGAGTACACTATGCCGCATTGGGTGAGGGATTACGCCGGGGAGGATATCTCTAACGTTCCAAGAAAGAACCTTGAAAGCTTGCTTGAGTGGGAAGAAGAGAACGGGGAACCTCATCCAGATTTGATTGAAGCCATAGAGGATCAACTTGCTATCAGAGATCGATCTTACGACAATTTTTGAGTACCTACGCAATCCTTGGTTTTGGTGGGGAGTGGTTGGAGTGGTGGTGGTATTGATTGCGGTTAGGGGAGATCCATGGTCAGACTAAGTGAAGAAGAGTATGACAATATCATGAAGAGGAGAACCCCGCCGCCTCTCTGTGAGCTAACCGTGAAAACCCAACCTCGACACAAAGAACCGAAAATGAATAAGACTGAGGCACGATATCTGCAACATATCATCATGCCTGATATCCATTCTGGTCTTATTTCAAAGTGGAGATTTGAGGAGATTAAGTTCAGGCTAGGAAAGGCCTGTTACTATACCCCTGATTTCCTTATCGTTTATAGGAACTCTATTGAGATACATGAGATTAAGGGCGGGCATATAAGGGAAGATGCCCTTGTTAAGTTCAAAGCGGCTTCTGAGCGTTTTCCTTTCTTTATTTGGAAAATGATTCAATGGAAGGGTGGAACATGGACGGTAATTCACTCACTTTGAGATCGGAAGAATACAGGGAATTCATTCAGCATAGGCGTTGCGTTATTTGCAACAATCTCCCGCCGAATCAAGCTCACCATCATAGTGAGAATAATCAGGGATGGGGGACGAAACCACCTGATAGCTTTTGCGTTCCTCTCTGTTATGGGTGTCATCGATTTATAGAGGATCACGGCCTTGACGAAGTTAATAGGGCCGCATTTAATCTATCAATCGTTGCAAACCTGACTTTATTTCTAATAAAACTCAAAGAAGAAGGGAGGTTAAAATAATGTTCGGAATAGGAGTCCCTGAGTTATCGATCATCCTGATTATCGTGATAATCCTTTTTGGGGCCAAAAGGATTCCGCAAATCGGGAAGGATCTCGGCAAGGGTCTGAAAGAGATGAGGAAAGTAGGAAAGGAACTCAGGCCCGAATGGAAGGACGATGACGATGAAACCAGACCTAGTTGATTACGGTGAGGGATACCTCAGCTTTAAGAGGAAACCCACGTTTGATGAAGCCAAGGATGTGATGACCTTCATTGATTTTGAGGAGGAAAACCTTGCTTGGCATCATGGGGACCTCTTAAATGCCATCGATGATTATTTTGGTGAGGAAGCTTCTCAATTGGTGGGGCCGAAGCTTGCAAGGAAGGCGACCACCCGTAAGCATGTAGCCGGGAAATTCAAACCACCTCAAAGAATTCATACCCTTAGCTTCAGCCATCACCAAGAAGTGGCTCCAATTAAGAATATCGAGATGAGGCAGGAACTATTGAACTTGGCCGATGACAATGGGTGGAACGTCACTCAGTTGAGGGATGAAAAGAATAGGCGGCTTGGGAAGATCCCCAAAGCCAAAACGGTTGAATGCCCCGGCTGTCATTTGGTCTTTGACCCAAAGAAAATAGAGGGAGAATAATGCCTAAGCGGAAAGAGCCTTTGAGCGAAGAAGAGATTGCCGCTATTACATTAGAAACCAAACTGAAAACCGAGGTCATGTACGCAATCCAAAAGGCAAGGATTGCCGCCGATCTTAGGATTCAGGCCTTTGTCAGAGATAAGAGGATGACCGAAGTCAAGGCTAAGGCCCTGCATATGTGGCTAAGCGATATGGCTTCGGGCATGGAAAAGCACGTCAACGGGGAGGTGAGGGTCCTCCTCAAGGACGTTCCGATCTATAACAGATGGCTTGTGAATGTTTACGGTGTGTCAACCGCCTTAAGCGGCTCCCTCATTGCCGGGATAGGCGATATATCGCGGTTTGAGAAGGCATCGAGTCTTTGGAAATATTGTGGGCTCGATGTCATCCATTGGTGTGATACTTGCCATATGCCCGCCCCTCCCGATCTCAAGGTTACGACCGGGGACGTTTGCCCCATGTGTCGGAAGGGGGAATTCATTGGTGAGGCTCCCCGCCGAATGTCAGGTCAGAAGATCCATTGGAGCCCCTTTCTGAGGTCAACGGTCTATAAGATAACAGAAAGCATCGTCAGGGCCGTCAGGGCTCCCGAGAAGAACTTCTATCGCAAGCTTTACGAAGAGAGGAAGGCAAGACACCAAGAGGAGCACCCTGAGTGCCGAATCTGCTATAAATGCGGGGCTCCATTGGTTGAGCATGAGAGAGTGAGAGTCAAGAAGGTCAACAAGAAAACCGGGAAAGAGACTGAGGAATGGTACAAAAAGCAAGATGAATGCCCAACCAAGGGTTGCAAGGGCAATCATGGGGGCTCAACCCATCCCTTCAGGAAAACGAAAGCCGGAGATCCCCTTTACCGTTACAGCAAGGGCCACATCCATCGGATGGCTAAGCGGTACATGGGGAAGGTCTTTATGCTCCACCTTTGGCTTATTTGGAGGAGTATCGAGGGTTTACCGATCAGCGGGCCATGGATTATCGAGCATGGTGGGCATATTCATTTCACTCAGCCGCCGCATTGGGAGCCTTTTGACATTGGTAAAAGTGGGGAGGTGGTAACACCCTGATATGCTTATATAACATATTAAACCGTATTGACAAAGGGGTTGAAATCTGATATGGAGGTCAGGACAATTGAGGAAGTTTCACTATCAGAAGAACGGGAAAATCATTAGAGTTGCGTCGGATTGTCCTTATAGGTGGAAACAATGCCCTAAAATCAGATGCTCACAACATATAATTTGGTGTAGATGGAAACCGGGAGATTTGATTTCCCTACCTGAGCGGATAATCTTCCATCACCTCAATAGCTTGGACGTTCATTGCTATCTTGATTGGATAGATGAGCCTCACACCTTAGAGGAGATCGGGAAGGTTTTCCATTTGACCCGAGAACGTGTTAGGCAGATTCAAGACAAGACGATCAGAGTAGTCAAAACGAGGGTCCGGGCAAAGGTTTGGAGGAATGGCAAGCTCATGGAGAAGTACCCCGTCAAGGACTTCGTTCGTAAGAGGCTTAACATTCCTGAACCGCAATATGCTCATCAGCGTGTGAGCGAAGATTATGCCTAGACCTTTTGCCCTTAGAGGTACACGTCATGTCAAACATCAATACTCCGTTTATCATAGGCCCCGGCGGGGAGATTCCACCTCTCCTCACGGGGCTTTTTTCGTCTAACCCCATGACAATAGATGAGTTCCATAGGAACCTTGCCGTGGTGATACTGGAAGGATACCCGATATCGGAGTTATCCAAGAGATCACCCGCGTATGATTATCGAAGGCTTTGGATTGTCCTTCAGGCCTTTTGCATGAATACCCTCCCCGGCCACTACCGACAAGCTCATCGAATGACAATCGAGAAATATTGCAGAGTCAACCCCGAAACCCGAGAGATTGGGTATCAACCGGGATGGGCGGCGTTGGAGTTCCTGAGGGAGTTTAAGGATGATTTCATAGCCAATTCTTAGTCCCGAGGATGTGAAACCCTTTGAAATGATACGAGGAGGTCAGATGGAAGGTAAAGTGACCGGATGTTTTCCGGGTATGCAAGTCATGATTGAAGGGCAATGGTATCAAGTCACAGATGTCAGGAAGCATGGTCGGACGGTCAGGATGAAAAGGATATCTGAACCGCCTCAAGTGAAGAAGAAAAGGAAAGAGTTTGAAAGCCAAATTGACCCTAATATGCCGAGGATAACATGACATATATGTTCAGCAATTACTTAGCGATCATTACTGATTGGATAGAGGGTCCTGATGACCCTGTAATCATTGAAACATTAGCCGACCTAGGGGTAACGTGGGATGAGGTTGCATTATTGAGGATGGGTGAGGAGGATGACCCCTTGACCATGAAAACCATGGTCTTTAGGCGGGAGGTCCTTGATGGACACATCGAACGACAAAGAGAGATTTTGGGAATGCCCGCGTTGTGAAAACCCGATATCGGTTGGAAGCAACCAATGTGAGAATTGCGGGTTTGTAGATGAGGAAGGTGAGTTCTCTCATGAGTCAGAAATTGAAAGCTGAAAGACCGGATTGGTGGCCTGAAAACCCGTGGCCTGATGATATCTTTCCGATGACGTTGGAGGAGTATGTTGAAGCCATACCGGACCCCCACCTCAGATCTGCGATCAGCGGCAATCTTGCACGGTGGGCATTTGAGGTCACGTCCGACATGATACTAAAAACCCTAAAGGACAGAGGATACGAAATCGAATGAAGAGAACCTTGACAGTAGCAATTGGGATACTCTTTGGATCTATTGCTATGCTCGTTTGGCAAGACGTTGAGAACATGAAAGCGATAGAAGCCCTTGAGGACAGGCTCAAAAAAGCTGAGCTTCACAATGAATACCAATGGGAAACCTTGACCCATGTACTTGAGAAGGAGTGGAAGGAGATAAGCCCCGGCCAAGGGGTTGAGATCGAATTCATCATTGATGACACGTTTAAGGGGGCTCCAACATGGAAATATAAGGTTATGCCGTTCCCGGAAGGGTCGGTTATACCCATGGAGGATATCAAGGAAACGGATGCCGCCATTCAGAGGCCAAAAAGATGAAGGGTAAACTATGCATTGCAATCATTGCGTTGATCCTCGTTGCGATATGGGGACCGATATCGGGAGAATGTAGCGATAACCCCAAAGTTCAGCGGTTCAACGTGTTTCTCTGCAATTGGAAAGAGGCTAAGGAGATCTATACGGCCTCAGAATATGAAAGCCTCATAGGCCTTACCCCATTCGTTGGGTGGTTGAATGCCTTGGAGGACTATCGCATTCTCGATATCTTTGAGCACCCCGGCCTTGGGACTTGCGTTCGGGTCTACTTGGTCGAGTACACGGCTTTGAAGGGAGTCAAGGGCGGCGGGAGGTTCAAGGTAGAGAAAGAGCCCGTGGACCATTGGAGGATGAAAGCAAACGGGAACGCATGGGAGATCTATTATCACGGCAAGCGTTTTCTTCTCCTGCTTAGGGATGAAGATATTCCAGAAGAGATGTATGATAACTTCGTGATATTCTTGGTCAATACCTTGAATGGAGTGCAATGATGCCAAATAAAGAAAAGAAACTTGAGCCATATGACAATGATGACCGGGATTGGGAACGGTTGGCTTGCATGAAGGGCTGTATATTCTATGAGCCGGGAGCAAGTCACCATAATGCTCCGCACGGTGATTGCCACTATAAGAGATCGGGCCGGAGAGTCTCGGGGTATTATTGGTGTCGTCATCATAGCCTTTTCCCAATATGGAAGTGGAGGAGTTCGGAACTACAAACGCTCAAATATGAGGATGAGCTTGTTGCTGTGAGGAAGTATAAGTGAGCGTTTACAATGATATGGCAAATGACGCGGGATACCCATTCGGGACCGATGAGAATGAGCAGATGGCCGCGTTGATTCAATCCAATGAAATGGAGGAATATCACCGAGCTATGGAAGAGCAAGAACGAAGAGAGATAATCAGCAAGGCATTCGATGAGGTTTTGATGGAGCTTGGGCGGGCAACAAAGAAGTTCGGGCCTATGGCCTCTCCTCATGAGGGATATGCTGTCATCAAGGAAGAGCTTGATGAGCTTTGGGATGAGATCAAGAAGAAGATCAGCATTGTAAACACCGAGGATGAGCGGCGAACTAAGATGAGGAAGGAAGCTATTCAAGTCGCGGCAATGGGGTTGAGATTCATTATCGACCTTGGGGGTGCGGAATGAGCGACAAATACGTGACGTTATTGGGGGCTGAGGACGTTCAATGTGCTGGTCATCGGATAGCACAAGCGGCTGATGCTATGCAAAGGGCGGCTTCTCAGCTTGAAGATACCTTCCATCGTCAGAGGATATTCCTTGATGATTGGTTGATGAGGTTTGAAGCGGCCATGAAATCACCCGAGTCCTGCAACCATAGGGACACCATCTCAATCAATAAGTGGTTGGGCAAGAGGAATTTCCTCCTGCGATGTAACAATTGCGGGGCCATGAGGGATGATCATGGGGTTTGGGAGAGGTTGTGATGGGCAAGAAAAGCGGTAGAGATGGGCCTGATCCGGGAGAGGGGGGAAGGCCAACAAAGTATAATCCCGAGCTTCATGATTGGGTTGCTTACAATTGTGCTGTCAACTATGGGCTAAATGCCCCAAAACACGTACAAAAACAGATAGGTATCTCACGTCCCACGTTTTACACTTGGTTAAGGGAGCATGAGACTTTCTTTACAATGTATTGGCAGGGCATTGATGACAATGCTAATCCGAGGATAGTGCGGTCAGTTCTCAAGGAAGCTGAGGGGTACGATTACAACGAAATCACTTGGGAAAGGATACCCGTTGGGGATGATGGCAAGCCTCTGTTTGAGGCTAAGCCTCAGTTCTTTGGGAAGTATAAGATCCCGGCCCGTGATGGGATGATTGCCACTAAGGTAGTGAGGAAGAGGGCTAGGCCAAATGGACGACTTGCAGAGTTCTGGCTCAGGAACAGGGATAAGCGACGATTTGCAGATGTTAAACAACTCGGGGTTGGTGGACCTGATGGGGGTGCAATCCCTATTGAGGTTGCTCCGGGATCAGAATTATGGGAAGCCCTTCAAGAGTTTACTAAGGCAATTAGAGGTGGAGGGGAATCTCAGCCGGGAAGCAGTCAAGGAAGCCCTAAGGTGGTTGTGTCTGAACGACCTTTACTTCCTGAGCAAGTTCCTTCTTAATTTCTGGTGGTTAGAGTGGAAGCCTCACAAGGAATTCTGTGATGAGATCCAAAAGAATGAGCACCTTTCTCTTTACCTTCTCCCTAGAGGGCATTGTAAGACAATCTTGTTCAGCATTGCCGATTCTATCCGGCAAGTTTTTATTGATCCCGTCCCCGTCATTGGGATTGGTTCTGATTCCAGTAAGCGGGCTAGAAAGCGGATCAGGGTTATCCGTTTCCATTGTACCTCCAACAAGCATCTTCGGCTTCTATTCAATGACAAGGTTTGGGAAAACCCGGAAGCTCAGTCCCCTAAATGGACTTCAGAGGAATTGATCTTCCCCGGCCATGATGGCCGTCAGGAAGCTACGATCACGGCGTTCGGTGTCAACTCGATGCCGACCGGAAGCCATTTCCCCATTATCAAGTTCGATGACTTGGTTACGCCTGAAAACACCAATACCGAGGACCTGATTCGTCAAACCCGCGATGATTACGGTATGGTGAGATCCTCCATCCTTCAGCAAGAAGGAGCCAACCTTCAGATATGTGGGACAATTTATAATGATGCCGATCTTCACCGGGATATGGAGAGATCCGGGCAATATCGAATTTATAAGCGTCCCGCGATTGATCCCGAGTCAGGTGATTGCCTTTGGCCGGAACAGTTTAGTCATGAGGTCCTTGAGGCGATCAGACGTGATCCTTCGGTGGGTGAATACATCTTCTCATGCCAATATCTCCTTGATCCCGTCCCGAGTGAGGAGGATGCTTTCTTCAATCTGGTCAATTTCCCCGAGTATGAGGGTTGGCCATCGTTCTTCTCGACCTATGCGGCCATTGATTTTGCCATCTCCGAAGAGGACGTTCAGCAAGCTAATGAAACGTGTATCGTTGTGGGTGGGGTCAACCTTGCGGAGAAGCATATCTCGATCTTGGACGTGAGAAAGGGCAAGTGGGCATCGGATAGGATTGCAGATGAGATGCTTGACGTTCAGTTAGAGTGGAACCCCATTCTTTTCACGGCTGAACAGGGCCATATCAACAAGACCTTGGGACCTTTC